CCCCTCGCTGAACATCCTCACCAAGGGAACATTCCAGCGCGAGGTTAACCCCACTAACGGAGACTCGATCTTCGTTTGCAAGACGGAGACGGACGCCAAGTCCACGCAGATCCCGCGCGCGTTCATGCTCGGAATTCCTGTGTTCGATGGTGGCAAGAGGTATCCGATCGAGTCGCGCGTTCGGTTCGCGCTCATCGAGGGACGGCCGTCGTTCTCGTTCACCCTGCACCGGCGCGCGGAGGTCGAGCGTGACGCGTTCGGCGAGGTCCGCGCGAAGGTCGCGAAGGACACCGGCCGGCTCGTACTCGCGGGCACCCCGTGAACCGGCACGAGCGCGCAGCCCTGGCGCGCGGTGCGGTCGCGGTGACGCTCGGGTTCGTCCCGTTCGCCGCGCTCGGCTACTGGGTCAGCTGGTGGCTCGCCGGTGGCCTGTTCGCGGCCGGCGTGGTCGGCGCGGGCTGGTGGGTTCTCAGGTCCGGACTGTGGGGATGAGACTTGACTTTGCGTAGCCGTGCGGTAAACTGTGCGGCATGAAGATCAGGATCTACGATGTCGGCCGTGACAAGAAATCCTCAGAGATCGAAGTCGCCGACGATTGCGACCGGGACTGGGTTGCATCGTCGATCTACAACGAAGTGAGACGCATGAATGCCCTGCGCTCTCGCGACATCGAGTGCACGTGGGACCCGTTCCATGCGCGAGGCGAGATCTTCGCCGGTGCGCACTCAGTCGGCCACGCGGAACGAATCCCATGACCCTCACGCCCGACCAGCTAGCGTTGCGCCTGCGCGGGATCACCGCCACCGACTGCGCGGCGATCGCCGGTGCCCACCCCTACCGCTCGGCGATCGACGTCTGGCGTAGCAAGCGCGGCGATGCGCCGCCGTTCGAGGAAGACGACCGTACGCGCTGGGGGGATATTCTTGAAGGCCCCATCCGCGCGGACTACGAGGAGCGCACCGGCCTGCGCATCGAGGTCCCTGGCACGCTCGAGCACCCCGACTCGCCGTGGATGCTCTGCTCTCCGGACGGCGTCGGCTACCAGGACGTCGACCCCGTGCGCGGCCTCGAGATCAAATGCCACACCGTGCGGCTCGCCCACCTCTACGGGGCGCCCGGCTCCGACGAGGTTCCGCCGTACGTGCTCGTGCAGTGCGTCTGGTGCATGGCGGTCACCGGGTTGATCCGGTGGGACGTGGTGGCCTTCATCGACGGCCAGCCGAACGATTACATCATCGACCGGGACGACGAGCTGATCGGCATCCTGCGCGAGCGCGCGGAGCGGTTCCTGATCGACAACGTGCGCGGCGGCGCCGTGCCGGACCCGGACGGGTCGGAGTCGTTCGACGCGTGGCTCAAGGCGAGGCACGAGAAGAACACGGACGCGCTCATCGAGCTCAAGGCCGATGCGGACCGCGAGCTGCTGGCGCTGATCGACCGCGCGAAGGAGCTGCGCGAACAGGGCGCCGATGTCGAGCGCGAGCTGGTGACGATCGGTCAGCGGTTCAAGCTGCGGATCGCCGGAGATGCCGGGTTGACCTGGAACAACGCCAAGGGGAAGCCCGAGAAACTGACGTGGAAGCGCAACAAGGCGTCGCGCAAGATCGACTACACCGGCATCGCGAACGACGCGCGGACCGATGCGCGGATGGCGCTCTCCGCCAAGCGCGCCGACATCGAGCGGGCCAAGATCTGCCTGCAGGTCATGGGCGAGCACACGCCGGTCGGTCCGAACTCGCGCGCGGCGATGACTGCCGGCGAGATCCGTGAGCTCGTTTCTGTGCTACAAACGTCGCTCGAAGAGGTCGCGTCGCGGACGGACGCGGCGTACACCCACGAAATTCCCGGCAAGCGTCCGCTTTGTTACCCACGAACATGGAAAGCCCCGAAGGGCGAGGAGCAGGAATGACCGACGAGGAACAGGACTATACCGACGAGCCGGCCGGCGCGCTCACCACGCAGCGCGGCAACAACCAGATCGCCCGCCAGGACTTCCAGGGCGGCAGCCTCGCCACGCAGAACGGGGCGATCGAGGCGATGGTCGCCAAGTCCCGCGCCGAGATCGAGGCGGCGTGCATCATGGCGAAGAGATGGCCGCGCAACCTGGACCAGGTTCGCCAGGACCTGATCGCCGAGTGCAAGCGGCCGGGGTTCGCAGCGGTGGCGATCTACAGCCTGCCGCGCGGCGAGAAGAAGATCGAGGGGCTCTCGATCCGCTTCGCCGAGGTCGCGATGCGGTGTTCGGGCAACATGTCCGCGTCCAGCGAGACCATCTACGACGACCCGGCCGTGCGCTGCATCCGCGTCAAGGTGGTGGACTACGAGCGGAACTCCATGTGGCAGACCGACATCACCATCAACAAGACCGTCGAGCGCCGGAAGCTCAACCGCGGACAGAAGCCGCTCGGCGAGCGCGTCAACTCGTATGGGGACCGCGTGTTTATCGTCGAGGCCACCGACGACGACGTGAGGACCAAGCAGAACGCCGAGATCAGCAAGGCGAGCCGCACCGGCATCCTCCGCATCATCCCGGGCCACCTGCAGGATGAGGCACGCCGGCTCTGCAAGGACGTCGCGAGCAAGGCGGACGCCGCGGACCCGGCGGCGGCGCGCAACAAGCTGTTCGACGCGTTCGGCTCGATCGGCGTGAAACCGGCGGCGCTGGAGCAGTGGCTCGGGCACAGCACCGATACGATCAGCCCGGCCGAGCTCGACGACTTGCGCGGGCTGTTCGCGGCGATCCGCGACGGCGAGACCACGTGGGCCGACGCGCTCAAGGAGGTGGCGGCGGATGGCGAGGTCAAGCCCGCAGCGAAGCCCGCGACCAACGGAGGCGCTTCGCCGGCGCCCGCAGCTACCCCGCAGGGTCCACCGCCCGGCGTTCCCGCCGTCCCCGCCGAGCAGGCCAAGCCACGCGAGCCCACTCCGCCGGCTGACCTGCCGCGCACCGGGCTGCGCATCAGCTCGGGCAAGGGCACCGCCGCGCTCAAGGGCGCCCTCACCAGCAAGCAGGCCCCCGCCGCACCGCCGCCCGTGCAGCAGGCGATGCCGATGGCCGACCTGCCGCCCGGCACCCCACCTCCGGCGGAGGGCAACGAGTACCGCACCTGCGCGGGCTGCAGCGACACGATCGAGGTCCCGAAGTCGGACATGGCTGGCGCGCTTTGCGATGCCTGCTCGTCCGCCGGCCGCGGCGAGTAGCGTCGTTTTGCTCTTGCATCGCTGAGTAGCGGTGCTATAAACAGAGCATGACGAACTCGAAACTTCCCGAGACCCGCTACGAGCGGATCGCGTTGGCCCGCGCCACGATCGTGCAGACGATCTACTACGAGGACGCCACGGTCACCGGGGACCACGCGTCGGACGCCGGTGCCTATCCTGGATGCTGGTGCTTCACCCTGCAGGCCGGCTCGTTCGACCTCGGAGTGCAGGTCAGCAAGGCCATCGCTGTCGCGCTCGTCGCGGCTGGGTTCGGCTCGAAGACCACGCCGGCGGTGACCTACGGATTCCCCGTGGGTGCGCCCGACCAAGCGCACGTTGCGCTGTACTTTCACGTTCCGGTCGGTGCATCGTGACCGCGCCGCGCTGGATCTCGGAGGCGCTCGCTGCGTCGTGGGATGGGCTCTCGATGGGCGACGTCCCGGGATTCGACGATATCGCCAGGGAGCTGCTCGAGCGCCTGCCGATCGACGCGATGCGCGCGGCTGCGCTCACCTCTCTCGATGATGTCGCCGCCAACCGGCCGGCGGAGCAGCACTCCGCGATCGCCACAACCGCGATCGTCCGCGTGCTCTCGGACGGCGATCCCGAGGTCGTGGAGCTCACCGAGCTCTACCAGGCCGCGAGCAAGGCGCTCGACGACGCAGGCGTGCCGTACGCCGTGAACACCGCCGAGGTCTACCGCCCGCTCGACCTGGCCGGCCGCATCCGGTGGCTCGCGCAGCAGCGCCCGACCCGGCTCGAGCTGCAACGCGTGGAGGCCGAGCGGGACGCCTGGCACCGTCGCTACGACGAATGCATCGTGACGATCACGGCGAATCAGCGGAGCATCGCTGCGCTGATCGACGAGAGCGAGGCTCGGCGGCGTGAGCGCGACTACTGGAAGGAGCTTGCGGAGGCGACGGCGGCTGTCGCTGAGGCCGGGCGATGACCCCGCCGACCCGCCGAATCTGGCTGTTCCCCGCCCCGGACGGGACGCTCGAGGTCATCCTCCTGGGCTCGATCGGCGAGATCGCCTGGGAGTTCGCCGCCGTGCTCAAGTCCGCCGAGGCGTGGATCGGATTCTTCAAGGTCGAGCCGATCACGATCGGCAACACCGTGCTCGGCATGCGATGCCGGCTCGGGCCCCTCGCGCAGCACGTCGATCCGGTCGCCGAGGGCCTGACCTGGCTCGCGACAGAGGATCGATTCATTCACCGCGTGGAGTGGTGCGGGGCCGACAGCCCGCGCGCCGGCAAGATCGGCACGTGGTGAGCGACCTTGACGATCCCTACAGCGATGCGGTAAACAGTGCTATGGCACTCAGATCGCTACCTCTGACGGACAAGGCAGGCCCCGGCGGGCGCCCACGGGACAGCCGCGCGCCTGGCAACGCGTTCAGCGAGTGGCTCGCGACCTGCGGGCTCACGCCGAAGGAGGTTGCCGAGGGTCTCGGTCTGTCCGACTCGAGCGTCTACAACATGCGCAACGCCTACTTCAAGCCCGGTCGCCAGCTGGCGAACAAGATCGCCGCGTTCACCAAAAACAAGGTGAGCTCGGCGAGCTGGGACCAGGTCAAGGGCAGGCCGCGCGCGGCGGCGCCCAAGCGGGCGAGGAAGCGCAAGCCCCGCAAGCAGCCCGCGGCAGAGGTCACCCCGTGAGTCCGATCGAGCGCGCATACCGTGCTGGATGGGACGCTGCATGCGATGCTGCGGTCCCGGAGCTCTCTCCGGCGCTCGACCAGCATGTCGCCGAGAACCAGGACCCGCCGAGCGCCGCCGACCTCGCCACGCTGCGCCGGTTCTGCGGGACCGATCACGCGCGCACCGAGCATCCGAAGACCTACGACGCGCTGATCCGGCTGCTCGCCGCGTGGACCTGATCTACCCCGGCGGCTTGCACCCGCAGCCTGTGCAGCTGTCGCAGCTTATGACGGGGTTGGAGAACAGCAGCCCAGCGGCGACCTGCAGGTCAGATGCTGCCAAGGAGCGGATGGATTCGCGGTTGAGGCGGAGACGTGTGGGTTGGCGCTTCATAGTCCCACGGTAGCACGAGCGCCCTTGACACAGCTGTCCTGTCGGCGCACTGTTCCAGAATATGGCCAAGCGCGTAGGACGAAGACGGCGGAACCTCAAGCCCCGGATGAGGCTCGACGCTCCCTCGCTGGAATGCACGGTCCCTGTGTCCACCGCGCTGCCGGGCACCATGGTGAACGCGATCGACGCTGCCGCGGAGACGCTCGGCGAGATCAGCCGCTCTGAGTTCATCCGTCGCGCGGTAGAGGAACGGCTCGCAAGGATCGACGCGGCGAGCGCCAGCAAGGCGGCCTGACGTGGCGAAATGGCGCCCGGTCGACGTCCGGCTCTGGAACGACCGCAAGGTCGCGGCCCTCACAGACCGAGGGAAGTTACTTTGGCTATATCTGCTTACATCTCCGTTCATGCTCCCTATCCCCGGGGTGATCATCGCGGGGGAGATGGCGATCGCAGAGCAGATCGGGTGGAGACCGGAAGGGGTCGGGGAAGGGTTCCGGGAACTCCTCGCCAAGGGGCTTGGGGTTTCCATCCACGAACGCCTCATCTGGCTCAGAAAAGCTCTTACTTACCAGCCCATCCAAGGACCGAACCACATCGCGGCGATCGCGAAGTCATGGGACGACGTTCCACACTGTGGCATGAAATTTGAAATCTGGCAAGCTCTTGAAATAGCTTGCAAAGGCTGGAGGAACCTCTTTACCAAGGGGGTCCACAACCCCTTCCCCAACGGGATCCAGGAAGGGGTTGCCGACGGGGTTGCCGACCCCTTTCATACAGTATCAGTATCCGGAACAGTATCCGGAACAGGAACAGTATCCGGAGAGCTAGCGCTCTCCCCGGATTCGGATTCGCAAGCGAATCCTCCCAAGCAAATCAACGCGCGCGCGCGTAAACCACGGGTACAGGTAGCGGCACACCGCATGCCACCTGAGTGGACACCCAGGCAGCAGGAGATCGACAAGGCCGCAGCCATGCACCTGCAGCTCCCCGCCGAGCTCGATCGGTTTCGCGATCACCACGCGGCCAAGGGCTCGATGTTCGTCGACTGGGACGCGGCATTCCGGACCTGGCTCGGCAACGCGGTTCGTTTCGCAAATGGAACACTCAACGGGCACGGCAACGGGCGATCCGGACCGCAGCGAGCCAAGAGTCCGATCGAGCTGCAGATGGAGCGGATCGCCATGCTCAAAGCACAGGAAAGGGCTGAGAACAAATGAACAATTCCCAGGTTGCCGAAGTCGTGGCCGTGCTCATGGTGAGTTACCCGAACGCGCGATGGATCCCGACGACGCCGGGGATCGATGGCGGACCGGACTCCCCCGGAACCTCGAACGCCTACGAGCACATGTTGCGGGATCTGGACTACGAAACGGCTCTCGCCGCGCTCGAGCGGCTGCTGGCGACGAAGCCCAACTTCCCGCCGACGGTCGCCGAGATCCGCGAGGCAGCGCTCGCGCTCACCGTCGGAGAAGTTCGGCCCGGCGGCTCGGCGTGGGGCGACGTCGTCAAGGCGATCCGACGCTACGGCTACATGCGCTCGCCCGGCGTCGACTTCACATTCCCGGATCCGCTCGTCGCTGAAGCCGTGTCCGCGATGGACTGGGTCGAGCTGTGCTCGTCGGAAAATCAGGTCGCCGACCGCGCTCGGTTCATCGAGCTCTACGACCACCTCGCGGCAACGCGGCGCCGATCACAGCTCAGCGAAAGCCTCCCGGCAGTCCGCCAGCTGCGCGCGAAGCAAGAGCTCCAACGGATCGAAGACCAATCGGCCAAGCCCATCGGCCAGCTGATCGGCGAGATTCTCAGGAAGTCCACGTGAGCGACGACCGCACAGGCTCGCGCAGGAGAGCGCGAGATGGGGGGGTGCAGGAAGATGCCGCCGAGCCAGATGGATCGTACCTGCGAAGCCCTGGACGGCAAATCAGGCAAGGCGTGTGGGTCGGCGATCTCCCGTCTGCTCAGGCGCTCGAACTGGCGCGAGAGCTCGCATCACTACTACGTGAGAACAACCCGGCTCACGTCGTCGCTATAGGAACTCAACGATTACGCGATGTTCTGATTCAGCAGTGGGCGATCGAGCTGGATAAAATCAACCAGTTAGACTGCCGCGATTGGCGGCAGATCGCGGTCGTCATGCGCTGGTCTCAGCGCCACGAAGTCTACAGGCACCGTATCCTAGGTGCCCGAAGTCTCAGGGAATGTTTTCCAGCTCTTCTCCGAGTCCGTGGAGAATAATATCAATGAAATGGAGCACTTATGGCGAAACGTAGGCGTGACAAGTTGGCGCAGTGCAGGCACAAGAAGCGCTCCGAAGGACCCCGATGGTTCAAGCAGTGCGCGGACTGCGGGCAGCTACTGTCCCTCGGAAAGGCCAAGGAGCCGGAGGTGGACGTTGCGGCGGGGCGGATGATCGCGGTCCACGGTGGCTTGGCCGAGGGCGAGGCCCTCTACGAGTTGCCGCTCGGGTCGCACAGGATCTCCACCGGAGACCAGGGCGACGCCTGGGCCTGGGACATCTCGCGTCCGCTCGCGGAACAGCTGGCCGAGACCGCGCGCGATGCCATGCGCGAAGTGCGGGCGTGCCTGCACCTCGCGAACAGCGATACCCCTGATGCCGACCTGATGCCGGATCCATGCCCGAAGTGCGGGCTCTACTATATGGGCGACAACAGCGTGGAGGAATCACGCGGTAGGGGGTTCGTTGGCATCGACCGCTCGCTCGCGCCGACGTTGGTCCAATATCCGCCGCCGCGCCCGCTGTCGGTCGAGCTGATCCGCGACGCCGCGAAGGTCATCGAGAAGGCGGAAGGCCGCGAGCCGCTGTCCGGAATCTTCGACCGGGCGTTCCCGTGCAACTGCAAGGCGCTGCGCGAGCAGCACAGCTCGGCATCGGGGTCGCTCACGTCAGAGAACTGCAAGCTGCTCGGCGCGGAGACCTGCACGCATGACCACATGACGGAGGCGGAGACCGCGCTGTCCTTCGGCGTGGATGGAGAGCTCGGATGACGCGCGATCGATGGCAGGCAGGCCAAGACAAGCGCGCCGCCGTGAACGCAGCAGAGGCGGCCGGAGAGGTAGCCGACTCGATGTCCGTGCGCGCCGTGCTCGTCGAGCGGATGAAGTCCGGCGAGATCACGCATGAGCAGGCGCTGGCCGAGCTCAAGCGAATCAAGCGCGGCGCCAAGGCGGCCGGCAAGACGACGCGGGCGCGCGCATGGAGGGCCGGGTGAGCTCGTTCACCGCCGCGCTGCTCTCGCTCCTCTGCCTGGCGCTCGCCGCCTGGTTCCGCCCGACCTCGGCGCGGTGCCCTGGCGACCTGGACCTGCGCACCGGGATCCGGCGAGACGGCCGGTTCGCGTGCTGGCCGCACCCGGTCGGGGACCCGGAGTGGGACGGGACCTACCTCCGACCGGAGCGCAGCGTGCAGCCGGCGTGGGTGCTCGAAGGCCGGGTTTATTGCACTGGTACGACGCGGCCCACCGTGGTAGACTGGCAGACCGTGAGGTGCAGATGAGCGATCTTGTCAATTTGTCCGGTCGAGAGGATATGCCAGTCAGCGACCGCATCGGACTATTGCGTGCGGAGCTGATGCTCGCGCCGTTCGGCGGAGTCTCGGAGGCTACTATCGCGGCCACGCGGACGATCCATGACATCAAGCTGACCATCGTCGGAATCCGCGGGATCATCGATCTGTGCGAGCGCGCCTATGCCCGCGGTGAGACCGATGTGACGCTGGGCCGCGGCGCGCACCTCATGTTGTCGCCGATCGAGTGCCTTGTGCTGGCATGGAAGCGCGGCGGACATCGTGAGTACCTGCGCGTGCGAACTATGCAACGAAAGACCGTCCCGTGAAGGGTGAAGGCACATGCAAGAAGTCCCCGGACCATTCCGAGGAGCATCCAGCACACTGCATCCACTACCGTGTGCGCCATGGCGACTTCGTCTGCTGCTGGTGCGGCGACTTGTTCGAGGGACACGAGCCTACCCGCGGCGCCCACGGTCAGTATAGACCGCGCGGGGAGCGTCGGCGCGTCGTGAAGGTCTCGGCATGAAGCTCGCCAAGCCCAAGCTGGCCGATGGTACGCAGCCCGGGCGCAAGCTCGCGCGCCGCGAGTCCGAGCTGCTCGGCCGAGGCGGTCGCGGGGTTGCCGCGCTGATCCCGGACGTCGGCGAGTCACTCGCGATGCGCGCAGCCGAACGAGACCGCGCTCTTGACCTGCTGGACCGGCTCGAGCGCATCGTCCCGCGTGACGGATTCCTGCCGCCGGCGCACCAGGATGTGCTGCGCGAGGTCCGCGCCGCTCTGGTGGAGCTCGGCAAGCGGGCGCCGGAAGAACGCGCGGTCTGGGTTGACAGGGTTGGTGCACGATGAGCGACCAGGCCGATCTGGATGCGCTAGCTCGTGAGCTGGAGCAAGCGCGCGCCACGATCGCGCAGCGGGACGCGCTCATTGTGCGATGCGTTGCCGAACGTGATCATCTCCAGCAGGTGAACGCCAATCTCGCCAAATCGGTGAATTCTCTCAGCCATCGATGCGAGACCCAGGAAAACGACGTTGTGGATCTGGAGCTGCAAGTTCGTAAGCTGATCAGCGCGCAAACGTCGATGGATGCAGGATATCGGCAAATGGTCCAGGAAAGAGAAGCTCAGATCGAAGCACTCGAGGTCGAAGTTGCCGAGCTTGAGCGGGAAATCTGGGTTGACAGGGTGCGCGTATAGTTTATAGTTCATCTATGGAAGCACGAAACGATCACGTGGCCTGGGATGCCATCCTGGTCCCGATGGACCCGCCGCTGGACTGTCTTGCTGGGACCGGGCATCTGCTCTGCGAGTTCTATCCGTGGTGGACGGGGGTGCTCTCCTGGAACCTGGCAATCGCCGGCCTGATGCAGGCGGCCATTGACCGCACCATGGTGACAGCGTTCCGCGCGTTGACCGACGAGCAGCGCTGCGAGCTGATGGGCGAGTGCTGCAAGTTCTGCGGAACGTTGATCCGCCCCTGCTACTGCATGAGGGACGATTAGTCAGGGGCGCACGCGAATAGTTGACATGGGCGCGCGGGGTAGTTTATAGTTCAGGTATGGTGACAGCGCGCAAGATCCTCCCCGTCCTGGACCACCGCTTCACGTCCCTGCAGGCCCACGAGCGCGACCTGATGCTCGAGATCAACGGCATGACGCTGGAACAGCTCTGCAAGTTCCCGCTGCTCTCGTCGAACGCGAAGACCTCCCTCTCGCTCGACTTCCCGATCGGGCACACGTGCGCACCGACCGCGCTGTGCTCGAAGGTCTGCTACGCCTCCAGGCCGGGCACGCCGGCGCGGTGGGACAAGAGCCTGCGCATGCGACTGCGGACGCTGCGCTACTTCCAGCTCTCCACCCCACGCGCCGCGGCGAACCGGCTCTGGCACGAGTTCTCGCGCCGGCGCACTACGGCGAAGTGGGTCAGCCGGGGCGTGCGCATCGACTTCCTTCGGGTCAACGGCACAGGGGACCTGACGCCTGAGGTGGTTGCTGCGCTGAACCTGTTCATGGCCGACCACCCCGAGGTCGCGCTGTGGGTGGTGAGCCGGCGACCGTTGATCGCCGCCGGCTTGGAGCCGAGGTCGAACCTGTACCTGCAGCTCAGCGTTGACGCGACCACGACGCCGCCGGCGCGCGCGGCGACCCGGGCTCTCGTCGCCGACAATCCTCGGGCCTACGTCTCGTTCCTGCGCACGAAGGTCACGGACGACGTGAGCGGCGCGGCGATCGTGTTCAACGAGAAGCAAACCCAGGGCCTGCCCTACGACGGGATCGCCGACTGCCCGGTGGACGCGGGCCGGCTCGAGCTCGGCAACGTGCGCGGCGTGGGCGGGACCGCGTGCTCGAAGTGCCGCAAGTGCTTCAGCCCGAAGACACTGGAGCGGCAGCGGGCGGCCCTGTGACGAAACGGCTCACGCCGATCCAGGCGCTGGACCTGAAGGAGAAGGTCGGAGCACCGATGCTCGCACCTCGGCTGAAGCGTCGCCGCGGCCGGGCCGGCGAGACGTCAGCACTGTCCAGTCGAGCGCGCGAGATCATCGACCGAGCGCGCCAGGCGCGCGGAGCCAAGCCGTGACGCTCGTCGTCTACACCGCTCGCGTGACCTACGTCGGCATCGACCGCCTCGACGTCACTCGCAAGACCGCCCGGCCTGACGGGCTCCCGTTCGCTCCGTCGTGGAAGATCCTCGGGCCGATGCTCAGGTCGCGACGCGAAAATGGCCCGGCTGGCGCGCTGCTGTGGCCGGAGTATGTCACCGATTACACCGCCGAGATGCGCGCCAGCTACCGCGAGAACCGCGCGGCCTGGGATCGGCTGCTTTCCTGCGCCGAGGTCACGCTGTGCTGCTACTGCAACGACCCGGCGCACTGCCACCGGACGCTGCTCGCTGGCATCCTGGGCAAGCTCGGCGCCGACGTTCGCGGCGAGCGGTAGCGCTTGCAATCGCCCGGCGTAGTGGTAGGGTAAACTCATGCGGCGCCTGGACGTCCGCGGTTAGCAAGGAGCAATCTATGAATCTCACGACCGAGGAGTATGAAGACCTCGAGCAGGCGACCACTGAAGTCCGGTGGTCGGAGGTCTGCGATCGCATCAAGGCCGCGCGAGAGAACAGGTACCCGCCTGACTGGTACCAGCGCGTCATCGTGACGGGTCTGCTGGCCCGCAAGCACCGACTGTTCCGCGGCGGCGGATCATGACCTGGTCCGTCTCGCAGGGCGACGCGGTGCAGTGGCTGCGCGGCCTTCCCGACGCCTCGGTTGACCTGGTCGTCACGGACCCGGCGTACGAGTCCCTGGAGAAGCACCGCGCCATCGGCACGACCACCCGGCTCAAGCACAGCGCCGGCTCGAGCAATGACTGGTTCCAGATCTTCCCTAACGCCCGCTTCCCCGAGTTCCTTGCCGAGGTCTATCGGGTGCTGCGAGCAGACCGGCACTTCTACCTGATGTGCGACCAGGAGACGATGTTCGTGGTCAAGCCGATGGCCGAGGCGGCAGGGTTCCGATTCTGGAAACCGCTGGTGTGGGACAAGGTCACGATCGGCATGGGGTACCACTACCGCTGCCGGCACGAGTTCGTGCTGTTCTTCGAGAAGGGCAAGCGCAAGCTCAACGACCTGGGCGTGCCGGACGTGATCACCGCGGCGCGTGTGCGTGACGGGTACCCGACGGAGAAACCCGTCAAGCTCTCGACCGTGCTGATCGAGCAGAGCACGCAGCCCGGCGAGCTGGTGGTGGACCCGTTCATGGGCTCTGCGTCGGTGGGCAGCGCGGCGTTGATGGCCAGGCGCTTGTTCATGGGATGTGACCTCAGCGCGGACAGCGTGACGCTCGCATCTCGCCGGCTGGCGATGATCGAGCCGGCTTGACATCGGCCACCCGCGTGCTATAAACATGGCATGAAGATCGATCTCGACGACCTCGAACGTAAGGCAAAGGCGGCGACACAGGACCAATGGCAGCGAACGCCCAGCGAGCAGCGAAATGGCGGAGGAACTGGGTGCATCTCCACCTTGACCGATCTCGACGAGGATGGTGAGTTTCGCGAGATCGTAGCTGGGTGCGGTTGCTGCGATTCCCCCGATGCGACCACCGAGGATGCCGAGCACATTGCCGCGAACGGGCCGCCGATCACGCTCGCGCTGATCGCGCGCATCCGCGAGCTGGAGGCAACGCTCGAGTCCGTCACCGATGACCGTGACCGGATCGTCGGTGTACTCGGCGCGGTGACGGTTGGAGACATCCTCGACCGGGGCGCGGTGCTGCCGTGACCGACCTCGCGCGGCTGTACGAGTCCGCGATCCGTCGCTGGGGCGACGGCGAGGACCACAAGCCGACCGACCTCGAGCTCGAGAACCAGGTCCACGAGCTCCAGGAGCGAATCTGGTGCTCTGGCAGCGACCTTGATCCGCAGCAGCTCGCCCTCGGTGTGATCGAGTATGTCGGCGGCACCTTTGAGACCGAGGACGCGGAGCACGCGGTCGAGCACCTGGGCAAGGCGATGGTCTGCGCGGCCGGCTACGCGTACCTGCATGGCTTGGCGATCGCGCCGATCCTGGACCTGGCGCGCGCCCTCACGCGCCGCGACGACGTCCAGCCGGTGCACGGGGTGACCCGGCTCGCGGCGCTGGAGCGCCAAGACCTGGTCGAGTCTCATCACGTGGTCGCGGCGTTGGGGCTGTGCATCGCGAAAGGGATCGACGACTGCGAGATCGTGCACGGCCTGACGATCGAGCCGCACGGCGTGTTCCTGACGATCGGCAGGGAGATGCTGGCGACGATGGCAACTCCGGCGCCAGCACCGGAGCCGGCCATCGGCATCATCGCCGATGCGGTGCGACCCAAATTCGAGGCGCACCACCACAACGCTCCCATCCACGCCGAGATCCACCGCGTCTCCGCTAGCTACCCGAATCGATCGCCGGAAGAGATCGAGCGCGAAGTGGCGAAGCTGCGTTCGCTGCTTGTCGACATCCCGACCCTGGCCGTGTTCGATCCCGCAGAGCACGTCAACCCGCTCGGGATCTGTCCTCAGTGCGCGACGCCGATGTCACCCCTCGATGGTACGGGCTACCGATGCGAGAACGGACACGAGCTGACCACGGCGCAGATGGACGCCCTCCTACGTGCGAGCACTGCGCCCAGCGACGGGTCGTGATGGTCGTGATGGTCGCCATGGTCGGAGGGTGGTGGCTGTGCTCGCGCTGCTGGCTCGACGGCGTGCGCACGATGCACGTTGACAGCGCTGCCCAGTAGTCTATGCTGGCGCGGTAAACCAAGGAGCAACATGGTGGCCATCCCACGTCGAATCAAGCGCACGAGCCGGCTGGCCTACGAGGGCCTCGTGGCCTCGGGCCAGATCAAGGGCAAGTGCATGCGAGTCCTGAACGCTCTGGTCGAGAACGGCCCGGCTACGAGCGGCGAAGTGCTCAACGCGTACATCTCCGGCGCGACCAACGTCAACGCGTGGCGCGGCCGGTTCACCGAGCTCCAGGCGCGCGGTCTGATCCGCCAGATCGGCGAGCGCCCGTGCAAGATCAGCGGCCGGCTGTGCATCGTGTGGGCCCCGACCGGGCGCGACACCGCGCTCGACGAAGGGCGCAAGCACGTGGCGACCAGCCGGGCCGCAGAGTGGCAGGAGAGCGCGCGGCAGTGGCGACTGATCGCAGATCGCGCGATCGATGTCATCGTCGGATCGAGCGAGGACGCCGGAGCCATCGTGGTCGCCGAGTACCAGGCGCTGGCCAAGCAGGAGCGGACGCGTGAGCGGCGCCGGGGGCGGTCGTGACCCGCCGCGTGTTGTACGTCGCGCACTGCCTGCGGCCGACCGAGGACGAGATCCGGAGCCATCCGGCCTGGCGAGAGCGGCCAGGGCCCGGAGATGCCAGTTTCGAGGAGGTCACGCTGGGCGTTCTGCTGGCGCACCTTGCGAGTGCCCAGCGCTGGCTCGCGTGGCTGCGCAAGCGCTTCCCGGAGACCACGTTCATCGCTCCGTGGATCGCGAGCGTCGTGGCGGGCGCGGACGACGCCGATCCAGCTCAGCGCGACGCTGGCATGGTCGACGCCTGCGCGGTGGTCGAGCGCTGCGATGGCATCGTGCTCTGCGGCCGCCGGTTCTCCAGCGGGATGCGGAGGGAGATGGAGCACGGGCGGAGGCATCACAGCCATGTCGGAGATCCTTCGTATCCGGTGTTCCAAGTCTACGACCTGACCGACTACGCGATCGAGGGCGCGTCTGGTCGCAATGAGGACGGCCGCACGTTCGAGCAGTGGATGCGTGGCTACCAGGAATCGTGCACCCGATGACCGCGTTCGTCGGCCACACCTCGGACGCGACCCGCCGCCTTGCCGAGCGCCGCCGGCTCATCGCCCAGCGCAACCGCGTGATGCAGGCCCGGCGCAAGGGCAGGCCAAGCCCGGAGAGGCGAGAGAAGTTGCGCGAGGCCGCGCGCGCACGCTGGGCTGCCGCTCGCGATCGGCTCGGGCTGGAGCCGCGCGACCGGACGATCGAGCACGGCGGCAGCCCGGACTTCGAGCTCGACCAGGTCCCGGACTCGCTCACGGAGGACAGGTGAGCAACCGGACCGACTTCGATGCGCTGGCGCGTGAGCTGATCGAGATGTTCCAACTCGACGCGGACATGGAGAACGAGACTGGCGAGACGCTGCTGGAGCGCCTGCAGCGAGAGCTTCACAACGCGTTCGTGGCTGGCCAGGAGTCGGTAGACGAGCCGTGCCCGAATTGTAACGGGACGACGTGACCGCATCCGTTCCGCAGTAAACCCCGGTGACAGGCGCCGCCGTCGCGTGGTACGATGGAGCCGGAGCCATGGAAGACGAACCACAGAAGGGCCGCGGGCGCCCGCCCGCCCACGTGCACCGCGCCAACCTCGCGCGCCTCGAGAGCCTGATCGTCGAGGGCTACACGATCGAGCGGTGCATCGAGATCATGATCGAGGACGGCCGCACCGACAACGAGGACACGGTGCGCCGCTGGCGCGCCGAGGTCTTCGCGCGCTGGACCAAGGAGGACATCGAGCTCCGCCCCGCCCGGCGCGACATGATGCGCCAGCAGCTCATGATGCTGTTCCGCGCGAGCTACCAGGCGAGCACCGACACCGATGGCCGGCCGCTTACGACGATGGCGGCGACGCTGAGCCGGGCGGAGTGCACGAAGATCGCCAAGCTCTCGTGCCAGCTCGACGGGCTGCTGGCGCCGACGGTGGTCAAGGTCGACGCCGCGGTGGATCCGCTGTCGATGTCGCCGAGTGAGCGCCGCGCGGAGATCGACGAGCTGCTGGCCAAGCGCGAGGCCGCGATGCGCGAGGCGGCAGGAAGGGATGGGAACTGACCGTGGTGATCAAGTGCGCAGTTGTCGGATGCTCAGCACCGGCCCGGTTCACACTGACCACACGAGGCAGAACGTTCCACACCGGACCGTTCGAGACTCGCCTCTGCCTGGCACATCGCTGTGAGGCCGATTACAGGTTCGGCCCGGATGGCGTCTGGCGCCCAGGGGACGGCGAAACCTACGACGCGGTCATCACGGAGCTCCGGTGAGCTACCGCCCGAAGGACGGGATCTGGTCGGAGCGTGCGATCGATCGCGCGTGGGCCAGGTTTGGCCCCGAGGAAGCACGGCGGCCGGTGCGCGCCGTGTCGGATTGCTGGAGCGGTCACCGCCTGGTCGGCGAGCGGTTCGCCCCGCTGCCGAGCGCCGACGAGCAGGCCAGGAGGATGCGATGACCTCGGAAGGGACGTTGCGTCAGAAGGCGCGCCGCGGTCGCGACCTGCTCACGGTGCGGTACATGACCCCGGCGGAGATCGCTGACCTCGTCGAGCGGACGCGCGAGAGCATGCGGCAACTCGGCAGCGACGACCCATGCATCGCGACGAGGTTGGCCCGGTTCACCTGCAGGTTCGCCGCGCTCGAGGACATCAGGCTCCTGGAGGCGCACCGTCGGGTGATCGCACTCGCCCGGTTCCCGTTCGCGCACTCAGCGGTGTACCGCTGGTGGGATGTGCTCTACCCCGGGCAGCGAAAGCCCGGGCGAACGTGAGGCCCTGTCGCTGCTGTGGCGTGATCCAGGTCGGCCTCCGCGCCGAGCTGCGCCGCTGCGTGCTCTGCGATTCCTGCGACCGCCGGCACGGCCTGGAGCGCGAGGCGCTGGTCATGGCGCTGTTCGGCGTGGGCCGACTGACCATGTGGGAGGCGATCGGACAGCTGGTGATCGACGACGCGCACCATACCGGCATGCTGACGCTCCGCGGTACCCGGGACGCGGCCGACCTGTGGATCCCGCGCCCGGTGCCGCGCTGGGCGGTGGTGATCGGCCGGGCGATCGCACGCCAGGAGCAGCCCGCGGCCGGTGACGTGGTCGCCGCGGTGATGCAGCGGTACGTGCCAGGGCCGGCGAGCGCTCTGCCCGAACTGCGCGCCGAGCTCACCGCTGCGCTCCAGGCGTTCGATCCGGACGTGCTCGGCGTCGAGGTCACGTGCGAGCAGGACATGCTCGACCCGGGCCACATGCTGATCAATATCCTGCACCGCACGGCGGCCGGACCAGTGGTGACGCTGGTGCCGGAGGTCGAGATCCCCACGGACATCGGGCGCAGGCCGCGGGGGCAGGCGTGAAACTGGCCGATGTCGCGCGCTGGGTGGTTGCCCGTCTGAGGCAGCCGAGCGGATTCTCCGACGACGGAACCCGGCAATGGCACACCGTCTTTCCTGGTCGCTGCATGTACTGCAGCTACACGCGTTGGGCGAACACCGAGCAAGGTCAGAACCTCGTGATCGAGGTGCACGACTGCATCGAGGGGAACAGCCCGCCGGCTCCGTTGCCGGTCGCCAAGATCCACAGGTAACGCGTGGTCGCCTTCGGGACCGCAGAGGAAGCGCGGCTCACCGCCCTCCTGCGTGCGGACCACGGCGAGTCATTCCGGGACTTCGTGGCGCGCGTCTCGCCGCACCACAGCATCAAGCGCCACCTCGAGCCTGTCGCCGACCTGTGGGAGCGCACGCGGTATGAGCGGGTGTTCGCGTGCGTGATGCAGCCACCGCAGACCGGCAAGAGCACGACCGGGTTGCATGGGCTGGCTTGGCGCATGGCGCGCGACCCGGTGCTGTCGCACGGCTACGCGACGTACAACGACCAGCTCGCGGCATCGAAGTCCCGCATCTGCCGGCGCATGGCCACCGGTGGTGGCGTCGAGATACCGCGCGGGTCGGCGGCGGTGCACGAGTGGCAGACGGACCGCGGCGGCGGGCTGCTCGCGCACGGGTACAAAGGCCAGTGGTCGGGCATGCCGATCAACGGCGTGGCACTCCTCGACGACCTGTACAAGGACCGCAAGGACGCCGAGAGCAAGGTGATCCGCGAGAACGTGTGGGAGTTCTTCACCGACGTCCTGTGGCCGCGTCTGCACCCGCCGAGCAAGCGCAACATGGGCGCTTCGGTGATCGCGCAGTTCACGCGCTGGCACGCCGACGACCTGATCGGGCGGCTGCTGCAGGGCAAGTACAAGGGGTACCAGTTCGAGGAGGTTCGCCTCCCCGCGATCTGCGAGGACGAGGACGACATCCTGGGGCGGCAGATCGGCGAGGCGCTCTGGCCCGAGCAGATGCCGATCGAGGAGCTCCGGCGGATCGAGGAGAGCTCGGGGCCGTACAGCTTCGCGTCGCTCTACCAGCAGCGCCCGCGGCCGAAGGGCGCCGACATCTTCGGAGAGCCGGCCACGTTCAGCCTGGCCGACTGGCGCCCGGACGAGCACCGCATCATCATCTGCTGCGACCCCGCCGCGACCGACGACAACCGCGCCGACTTCTCGGCCGCGTTCGTGCTCGCCGCGAAGGGGTTCGGCCTGGACATGAAGGTGTGGATCCTCCACGGCTGGCGCGACCACATCACCGTGCCGGCTGTCGCGCGCAAGCTCTACGAGATCCAGCAACGCCACTGGGGCGACCGCTACCCGGTGCCGATCGCCGTCGAGTCCGTGGGCGGGTTCAAGGCGGTCCCGCAGATCCTCAAGGAGATCGAGCCGCGCCTGCGCATCCGCCCAATCAAGCCCAAGGGCGACAAGTTCACGCGCGCGCAAGGCTTCGCGGCGGCCTGGAACGCGGGCCGGGTGCTCGTGCCGATCGACAGTGACCTGTGGTGGGACAGCAAGGCGACATGGCCCGACGGGCGCCAGGGCCGGTTCATGCTGCCGGCCAACGAGGTCACCGGCGAGCGCTTCGCGCGCAAGCTCCGCGCCGGCGTTCAGGCCGGAATCACCTGGGCCGATGAGCTGCTGTGGGAGGCGGACAAGTTCACGGGCGTGGGGGATTTGGAGGATGACCAGATCGACGCGCTCGCACACGGGTACAATGAACTCTGGGAAGTCAAGCAATCTCAGAGAGGTACATCTCCATCAAAGGCCCCATTTGGCTAGACGGCGGTCTGCTGGTCTCGATCTGCTGAGGCCGAGGATGATTGACCTAACGTTGGTGGCGCACGTCTTGAACCTATTGGCCAGTGACTTTCGGCTCTCACCGTTCTTCGCTCTGCGGCGAAGATCTGCGACCTGGGCATCACTGAGCTTGGCCATTCCGCTCAACTCTCCGTTACGCACGAAATTCCGCTTCTTGCGGAGCATGTCCTGGGTGTTCTGCTTGGGCGTTCCAAGAAAAAGATGGTCGATCCTCACGCAGGCAGGGTTGTCGCATTTGTGCAGCACGAACATCCCGTCCGGGATGAGCCCGTGGGTCTGCTCGAAAATCCAGCGATGCGCCAAGCATGTTGCCTTGGGCCGGCTGGTTCTGTGAGCAAAAATCCCGTACAGAGTTCCCCCTTTACCGAGCCTGGTACCCTGCCAGATGTGACACGTTTCTGTCTTCAAGACCTTGTAATTAAAGCGTTCCATCGGGTCGCGCTTGGTGTAGATCCTTGGCATGACATGATGGTAACATGTCTTGCTGACATTGTACCAGGGTAACCGTTCGGACGATTGCCCCTTGCGCGAGCACAGTAGCGGTGCTATAAACAGAACCATGATGAACACGACGCAGACCCAGACCGACCCGTTCGCCGTCCTGGCGGCCCACATCGCCAGCATCAAGCCCGCGACCCTGGCGGCGTGGCGCGGCCCCGTGGTGCGCAACTACGCGGCCGGCGCGGTCGTGTGGATGTGGGACCACTACAACACCGCGGTGGTCACCGGACCCGGACGACGGGCCGACCACTGGGCCATCACCACCACGGACGCCGACGGGTCGACCAGCTCCTACGAGTACCCCTCGGCGCAGCTCCGGCCCGCCATTGCGCCGGTGGAGTTCCGCTGGTGACCCGCACCGTTTTGACCTCAGCGACCGAGATCGACTGGACAAGCGCGAAGGAGGCCGCGCTCCGCATCATCAAGCGTTGCGATGACGCCGGCTTCACCGCGCCCGAGGCGCTCGACGTCATCCGGGGAAACATCCAAGCGGTCTGCATGGAACTGGACGCCATCGTCAGGGCACTGAAGATCACCCCGCCCGCCACGTCGCCCGGCCACGTGTGCCCAGTGCCGTACGGGCTCGGGCCGGAGGCGCTGGTGGAGTTCGAAGCGGCGCGCAACTTCGTGGCGCGATACGGCGGGTTCCCGGAGACGATCGCCGCGCTCGACAAGATCCTCGCCGCGCACCGCGTACCCGAACCCAAAGAAGGAGAGCGACGATGAGAGCGACGATCCTGTTCCTGATATGCGCAACGGTGGCCTGCGCGGTCAACATGGCACCGTCCACGTCCGACAGCACGCAGGCGCTGCAGGTGCCGTGCGACTACGACGACGACGGCAACCCGATCTACTGCGACGGAGGGGGCGGCGGGGGCGGCGGGGCGCCCGTCAATCGATGCTCGTCGGTCACCTCGAACTGCGACCCGACGCTGCTGTTCGGCCTCGGGGACCAGGCGTGTCAGACGATGTGCCTCGACTCCGCCGCCGTGTGCCAGCACTCGTACACGTGCCCGGCCGGGACCGACCAGCCGATCTGCCACCTCGGCTACTGCGCGGACTGGCGATGAGCACCGGAACCAAAGTCGGGCCCATCCCGAATCGCCTCCCCGCGGATTCGCGGTCCCGCGGTCGCCTGTTGCGCCTGGCCCAGCGTGGGGCCGAGGTCTGCCACAAGCACCTGGCGCCGCACCTCGCGCTGATCAGCGACACGGCGGCGGCGGCCCTGGTGGAGCTGGCGATCGCCGAGTCCCGGGCTGCGGTGGCGGAGCGCTCGCTCGCGGCGGCGTTGGTCCGGATCGACCAGCTCAAGCGCCAGCTGCGCGAAGAGACCTTCGACGAGCCGACCAGGCAGGGTGACGTCAAGGTCACGGCCCAGCTCCGCGAGCGCTCGTCTCGCACCGACATGATGGACGTGGTCAAGATCGCGGGCTGATCAGCTGGTAGCTTTCGCCGGCGCCGTATCGTAGCCTCCCCCTCACTGGGGCAGGAGGTTACGAGATGACGTTCGACGCTTTGCATCCGTACATCACGAACGTGGATCCGAGGGTGACGGCTCCGCCCGGCAGCGATCCGCAGCTGATCGCCTACCAGAGTGGCGCCGATGCCTGCTCGCTGTTCTGGAAGGGCGCCGCGGGCTACGAGCTCATCGGCCCGATGGGACCACAGGGTCCGCAGGGCGCGCAGGGCCCCACCGGGGCAACGGGCGCCACAGGCGCGACTGGTCCCACGGGCCCGCAAGGAGCGCCAGGCGCCACAGGCGCGACCGGGCCGGCTGGCGCAGCAGGTCCGACAGGTCCGACGGGTTCACAGGGCCCGGTGGGGGATCCTGGCATCACCGGACCGCAGGGAGCGACGGGACCCACGGGATCGCAGGGATCAACAGGTGCGACCGGACCGACGGGGGCAACTGGGCCGGCTGGATCGACCGGAGGAACAGGATCAACCGGCGCGCAAGGCCCCGCCGGAGCAACTGGAGCTCCTGGTGCACAGGGTTCGACGGGTGCCACCGGCGCGACAGGAGCGCAGGGAGATCCGGGCGCGGGGTTCGGGACGATCACCACGACGACCACGACTCGCGCGATCGGTGGATCGGCCTGGCAACCGAGCACCACCGCGCCGTGCAACGTGAGCTACTGCGTCAACGCGGAGGCGACGTCGACCCTGCTCGGCGCGCAAGAGGGGTACGTCAAGCTCCTCTGCGATGCGTCGAATCCGCCAACCACCGAGCGCGACCGTCGAGGCGTCAAGATCGCCGGGGTCGGGGCGACCTCGGGGAACGTGGGCTCGCTCAAGTACCTCGTGCCGCCGGGTCACTTCGTGTTGATGCAGGCGGTCACGGTCAGCGGGACTCCGACGCTGGCGCTCGTGGGTCCGCAGTACGAACAGGCGCTGGCGTAGCGCAGTGCCGGTCGCGCTCGCGCATCATGTTCGCCCCGTGGGTTCCGCAGCGCGCGATGACTGCCTTGCAGGTCGTGCAGCGGATCAGGCGCGAGGCGCGGTCTCGGCATCCGGCCGTGCCGCACGTGTGCTTGCCGAGGTGGAGCAGGAGGTGCGCGGTGGTGAGCATGCTGGTTTGTAGCACGGCAAACGTGCTACCGTCGAGCCATGCCCATCGAACCTGGCGACGTCGTGACATGTACCGCCGCGGAGATCGCAGAGCCAGGCTGCGAATACTTCACCCGGTACGGCAATGATCGTGTCCCGGGTGAATGTCACGCGATCGCAACGTTTGCGCTGATCAACGACATCATGCCAAGGATCCTCGTCTGTCATGAGCACGCCGCGAGGATCGTCGAACGGTTCCCGAACCTCGGCGGGATCGCGCGGCGATTTCTGCCGCTCGGGATCCACATCCAGAAGATCGAAGTCCACGGCGACGATCCTGATCGGATCGCGTTCGGGCTCATCGAGGAGTTCAAGCGGCAGGCCGACAAGCCGAGACCTGTCGCGCTGTTCCGCGAGCGAGACGTCGACCAAGAGGCCGTCGTGGAGACCGCGATCCGTGCCGCGGCCGAAGACGAAACCGTGTAGGCTTGCGCAATGGCATCTATCCCTGGCTCCATGATCGGCGCCCAGCTCGACAGCCTGCCCGGCGGCCCGGCGCTCGCCGCGGCGACCGCACTGAACATGCGCCTGCGGTCCGATGCGCCGGCCGGTGGCACCGCGACCGCGCAGCTCAACCTCACGTCCGACGCGCTCACGCTGACCTGGGGGGACCTGTGCCAGCGTCATGACGAGTGGCTGGGCGACTACTGGGCCGAGTGCCGAGCGCTCTACGCCGGCGGCCAGCGCCTGCTCGCCGACCCGGCGCTCATGAAGCGGCTGTTCCCGCAGAACCTGTATGAGGACGCGGCCGTCTACGAGCAGCGCAAGCGCCGCGCCCACTACTACCCGTACCCCGGGACCATCATCGACCACCTGCTGGCCGGGCTCGGGACCGACCCGCTCAAGGTCTCGTTCACCCTGCTCGATGCCGACGACGGCAAGGCACAGGAGCCCGATGCGAAGGCGAAGTGGTGGCAGGAGTGGGTGTCCGATGTCACTGACGAGGCCGAGCGGCCCGCGGACTACGGGCTCGAGGACGGCAACGACGAGGACGAGGACGACGAAGGCGGCCGGTCGATCCACCGCTTCTGCGTGGACGTGCTGCGCGAGGCGCTGCAGACCCGCACCGCGTGGGTGCTGGCCGACCTGCCGCGCGCCGGCGAAGAGGAGCCGGGCGAGGGTCTGGACCCGTATCTTCGCCTGATCCCTGCGGAGCAGGTGGTCGACTGGCAGTACGACGACGAGGGCCGGCTGACCTGGGCGATGGTCCTGACCTGCACGCGGATCCGCGCGACGCCGAAGGATCGCCGCAAGACGATGCGCCACACGTTCGTCGTGTGGGACGCCTACCAGTGGCTCAAGTACGTGATCGATGTCGACCCGGCCAAGCCGCCGCAGGTGGACGAGGTATTCAGGCCGGTCGACGGCGGCCCGCACGCGTTCGGCCGCGTCCCGCTCGAGTGCCTGGCCTTGCCCGAGGGCCTCTACGCGATGGGCAAGCTCCACTGCCTCGCGAAGGAGCACCTCAACAAGCGCTGTGCGATGGGCTGGGCCGAGTACCGCTCGCTGTTCGCGCAGCTCTACGAATTCCTGGGGCCGAGCGACGGTTCCCAATCCGGGACGGACCTTCCGACGATCGCCAGCGACCAGAACCGGACCACGAACCAGGTGCGCGGCGTCGGGTACACGCAGACGCGCGCGGCCGGCGATGATGCGCGGTACGTCGGGATCGACCCGGCGGTGTTCGTCGCGGCGCGCGAGAGCTGCAACGACGCGATGCGCGAGATGCACCGGGTCATGTTCAGCATGGCTCTCAGCGCGAACATGGACAACGCGGCGCTACAGCGGTCGGGCGAGAGCAAGCAGCAAGACCACGCAACCACGGCGGTGGTGCTGGACGCGCTCGCGGCACTGCTGCACCCGTTCGTGCGCCGGCTGTTCGTGCTCGCGAGCTTGGGGCGCGGCGAGGCGGTGCCGAAGGCGAACATCACCGGCCTGGAGTCCTTCGACGTCGAGGGTGTGAACGACGCGATCGCGCTGGCGATCGACGTGTTCAACGGGATCCCGCAGAAGTCCCCGCGGTTCGCCGAGCTGTTTCTGTCGAAGACGTACGGGACGATCCTGGGCGACGTGCCCCAGGATGACGCCGAGCTCATCCGCGAGCAGATCCGCGAGAGCCTGACGGCGGAGGAGATGGCGGCAGAGGCGATGCAGGCCGCGGCGACCGCGGGCGGGTCGGTGCAGCCCGGCAAGGGCGGGACGCCGATGGAGGGCGAGGACCCGCAGGGCAACCCGAACATGCCCGCGAAGCCGGGCAAGCCTGCAGCGAAGCCGACGCGGGCGAAGAAGTGAGCTCAATCGTCGGTGTTCATCGCGTCGGACTCGCTGAGCAGCCCGGCCGCAACGGCATCGCGCACATCCTGGTCGCGCCCCTTGGTCATCCCGGTACGGCGCACCTGACGGGCGAACCGCTCCAGGCCCGAGCGGCGCGACTGCTGCGCGCGGTCGGCAGCGAGCGTCTTGGCACTCTCGGGCTGCGGGCGAGAGTCGCAGCGCTTGCTGTGCCTGATCTCGCCGCCGCCCTTGTCCGAGCGCTCCCAGCCTCCGCACTCCTCGCACTGATGCCGCGCGACTCCGGGGCTGGTGGCTTCGTAGGGGTAGGTCGTATTGATGCCGTCGTTCATGCCCTCAACATAGCACCGCGGTAAACTATGTCAAGCGCCAAAGTCGAGGCCGTTCAACGCCTGGTCCGCGAGTCGGTCCAGGCGGTGGATGCGCTCTCGCCCGTGGCGCTGCGGGCGGTGCTGCCGGCGCTGCGGGCGGTCCGCGACGAGCTGCAGGCCGACGTCCGGGGCTGGCTCGACAGGGCCGACTACCGGGGCGCGTTCACCGCGCTGCAGCGCACCGGGATGCTGCGCGCGCTCGAGGGCACGTTCGCCCGGGTCAAGGAGCTCGACCCGGCGATGGCCGGCGCGCTCGCGGCGGGGCGCCATGCCACTGGGCCGCTGGCGATCCACAACCTCGACACCGAGATCACTCGGCTGTCGGCGATCTTCGGCAACGGCATGCCGCAGCTGCCCGACATCAAGACCGCGGCGGTGCTCGCGCAGGGCGACAAGCTGCTGTGGCGCCGGCACGAGAGCTCGGCGAAGCGCTACGCGGGCCAGGTCGGCGACGACATCAAGCACCTGCTGGCCATCGGGGTCGCGAAGCACGAGAGCATCGAGCAGCTCGTGGCGCGGCTCCGCAAGCTCGGCCCCGGCCCGCGTTCGGTGGGCGGCGATCCCGGGGCGGACGCGGCGCGGATCGCGGAGGGGATGTTCGCACGGCACCGCTGGTGGGCGGACCGGCTGGTCCGGACCGAGGTGATGCACGCCTACAACGTCCAGCACGACGTGGCCACCGAGCACGCGAACGAGAACCGGCCCGATGGCGAGCCGGAGTACGTGCGGCGGTGGGACGCGAGCATGGACAGCCGGGTGTGCCCGATCTGCGCGGGGCTCGACGGCAAGACGGCGCCGATCGGTGGCATGTTCCCCGGCGGGTACGACAGCCCACCGGCCCATTCGTGTTGCCGGTGCATCGCGCTCGCCTGGAATCCTGCTTGGGGTGAGATGCGGACCGCGACCGACGCGCGCGCCGCGGCGCGGCCCGAACCGGCACCCGAGCCGATCAAGCCCGAAGACGGGCCGGTGGCGGTCGAGAACCGGGCAGCCGACCACGCGCCCGACGGCTGGCGGATCGGCGTGGGCCGCATCCACGAGCACGCCACCGAGGTCCCGGACGTCGTGCCGACGCAGCCGGCGGTGGTCGCGCGCGAGCACGTGCCCGAGTCCGCGTACCGCGCAGCAGCCGAGCGCGCCGCGGCGAAGCTGGCCCAACTTGCGGAGGCTGCGGAGCAGCGTGTGGCGGCAGAGGCAGTGGCAGCGAAGCCTCGCGGGACGACGCAGGTGTGGCGCCAGACCTCGGTCGCGGATGAGGAACGGATCAGGCTCGAGCGCATCAAGCAGAGCGGCGGCAGCGCAGGGGCCGGACGCCGGCCGGGCGAGTCCTGGTACGAGTACGACCTGCGCGTGGCCCGCGAGCGGCGCGAGAGCACAGACCGCGCCATCGCGAAGGCCACCGCGGAGCGCGAGCGGTTCGTGGTCCCGCCCGGCTCGGTCCCATTCCCGGTGGACGCCGCGCGCAATGCCCGGGACCTGCCGAAGGCGCGCCAGGTCGCACCGGCCCGGCGTTGGTGGTGGCCGTTCGGGACGCCGAAGTAACTTGACTTTGTTTACCGAGTTGCTATGAATATGAGGTCACCGGGGAGTAGCTCAGCGGTAGAGCAGCAGGCATACTAACCTGCAGGTCGCTGGTTCAAATCCACGCCTCCCTGACCAATGATCAAGCTTCGATGGCCCCGGCTGACATGGGGTGAGCGCCTGGGACTGCCGCAGTGTCCGTATATGCGCCGCTGGGTCGTCGACTTCGGTGCATTCGCGCTGCGTTTGCACGCTTGGCGTGCGAGCGACGATCGGCGTGCGTTTCATGACCACGGGTGGTGGTTCCTGTCGGTCCTCGTGTGGGGCGGAATCACCGATGTGTCGCCGGCGGGACGCGACCGGCTGCGCTTCGGGTCGGTGCGATTCCGTCCGGCAACGCACAGGCACACCGTGGAGGTCGATCCCGGCGGTGCTGTCACGCTGCTCATCACCGGCCCGGTTGTTCGGCGGTGGGGATTCTGGGTCAACGGCAGGCTATGGCGGCGGGACCGCTATTTCGCCACGCGGGGCCATCATCCGTGTAGCGATGGGATGCCGCCGGTTCGCCGTCGTCCCGACGGGTCGCACATCCTATAGACGCCGTGCGGTAAACGCGCCAAGATGTCACAGGAGCATCATGGCACCCAAAATCAAGAAGCCGGACGACGACGACGAGACCGAGACCGACGACTTCACCGAGTCTCAGCTGACCAAGCTGGGCGGCCTGGTGAACGCGGCGGTGAGCAAGCAGCTGGGCCGCCAGCTGGACAAGGCGGTGGGCACGGCGCTGGCGCCGCAGCTCGCCGAGCTCAAGGACCTGATCCAGGGCAAGGCCAAGGCGACCCCGGCCGGTGAGGAGACCGAGGACGACGATACCGAGGAGCCGGTGAAGCCCACGAAGGGCAAGGCCGGCAAGCAGCCCGCGCGCGCGGCCGGCCCGGACCCCGCGGTGGCCGCGATGCAGCGCGAGCTGGCGCAGATGAAGGAGGAGCGGGCCAGGGAGCGCACCCAGGCCGCGGCGGCGCAGCGCGACGGCGCACTCCGCGACCACCTCGGCAAGCTGGGGGTCAAGCCCGAGCTCATGCGAGGCGCGGTGGCGATCCTCCGCGAGAGCACCCGCCAGGACGACAAGACGGGTGAGTGGTCGTACGTGGCGCAGCGCGACGGCTACACCGAGGAGCTGGACCTGGGCGCCGGCGCGAAGGACTGGATCGGCACGGACGAGGGCAAGGCGCACGTGGCCGCTCCGGCGACTCCGCGTCCGGGCGGGACCGGCATGCCGCGCGTGATCGGCGGCAACGGTGGCGCGCGTCCGGCGGCTAGCGGCGACGCGAAGACCGCCAAGGCGCAGAAGGTGGCCGGCGCGTACGAGCAGCTCGCGCAGGCGGCGGGGGCGCTCGTGGCCGGCGGGGACCTTCCGAACAGCTAACCGATCTCGACGGTGCGGTCGAACCGCGTGACGCGCGCGCGTTGCCCCGGATCGAGCTCGACGAGGCTCACCTCGCTGGTGGTCCACGTTCTGCCATCAGCGTTCATCCAGACATCGAGGTCGGCAACGCTGGGATCCGCCGCGACCAGCGCGGTCAGTTTGGTCTGTAGTTCGATGACGGTCATGCCGGAATCCTAGCACCGCTACAAACATTGGCAAGCCTGACCTTCGCGCTCGTCCGATCAGCAGCTTCCGCAGCCGCTCAGGCCGGTGTGGCATCCGGTCGCCTCGCTGGGGCACCCGTTGTTCCCGTCCGTGGCCGCGGTGGTTGGATCGGGGATGAACCCACCGCCGGCTCCGGCCAGCTGCCGGCTCGACAGCACGCGCACGCTCTCACGCGACAGCTTCAGTACCCGCTTGCTCGTTTGCTTCATGCCGCGACCGTAGCGCGCTCGGCCTGTTTCAGGTAGGCTCTGCTCGTGCGGTGGAGCAGAGGTAGCTCGTCGGGCTCATAACCCGAAGGTCGCAGGTTCGATCCCTGCCCGCGCAACCAATTCCCCTTGCGTTCGAGCGTAGCGGTGCTATAAATAGGGCATGACGAACCTGACCGGCGAGACCATCACCCGCAGCCAGATCCGCGACCTCGGGATCCGCGCGTTCGAGAGCGGCGACATGACCACATTCGATCTCACCGTCGCGGCGCTGGACTGGGACACCAGCGAACCGCACACGGCCTCGGCGCGGCGGTGCTGCGCCGACAAGATCAACGCGAGCGAGAGCGCCAAGCAGGCGCTGTACGCCGCGACCGACGCGCAGGCGGTGCGGTCGTGAGCGCGCCCGAGGTCGTCCTCATCACGCGCGCTGTCGTGCGCCGTCTTGACGATGGCAGACCGATCGTCCATGAGCAGTTCGAGGTCCGCGGCGGTGACGTCGCCCCGGAGTGGGCGACGACGCTTCGCCCGCCCGCGGCGCCCTGGTGTGAGGTCACGATCTGGAATGAGGAGCCCGCGGTCAGCACGTATGGCGGCGAGGTCTGGCCGGGCGCCTGGCCCGTGCTGTTCCGGTTCGAGGGGCCGCGTGGTCGCCAAGCGATTCTGCTAACCGACACGGGTATCGCCGCGTTCGCCGCGGCGCGCTCTGCCGGTCCGGTGTCGCCGTGACCCACAAGACCAGCGAGGTCCTCGCCTTCGCGCGCGGCGCCCGCAGGTTCGCCCGGTCGCCGCAGCGCTGAAAGCTGTTGACTTTTCCACGGATAATCGTAGCGTGTAATTACTACAAGTTGGAGACGGAGCCTCCGGCTTGGGAGCACGACAGGGGATGACCCTGGGCGAACGCGGCGCGGGCGACCCCGCGCGCACATCCCCAGGAGTCTCCCTTGTCCGTCGTCGCAACCGCACAAATCGCCAGCGCGCTGACCACGATCTTCGAGGATCGGATCGCGAGCCAGATCAACCGCGCCACGGTGCTGCTGCAGGTGCTGCCCGTCGGCAACGGCACCACCGGAAAAAACATCACGTGGGCGGCTCGCTTTGGCACCGCCGTGGGAGCGGCGCGCGCCGAGGGCGCCGACGTCGTCACGTTCGACAACGATGACAAGATCCCGGCCTCGCTGGAGTTCGGGACCTACGACACGTCGTTCAGCGTCACCGGCAAGGCGATGGCGATGGCGGCGGCGGCGAAGAACCCCGACGAGATCGCCAACCTCTTCGTGGACGAGCTCGGCGATAGCGTCGAGCGGCTCGCTAAGGGCGTGGGCCAGGACCTGTGGTCCGGCTCGGGCGCGGCGAACTTCATCTTCGGCCTGCTCACCACCGGCGGCCCGCTGGGCAACACCGGCACCTACGCCGGTATCGATCGCGCGGTCCGCACGCAGTGGCAGGCGAACGTCTCGGCCAACGGCGGCGTGGGCCGGGCCCTGACCTTCGACGTGATGCGCGGACTGCGCACGCAGATCTACCGCGCGAGCGGCGTCAAGCCCGACCTCATCATCACCACCCCCGAGCTGTACAACAAGTACGGGACGCTGTTCGGTCAGCAGCGCCGGTACGTGACCGACATCCGGCTCCGCGGTCAGCAGATCGTGCTCGACGGCGGTTTCACCATGCTCGAGTTCGACGGCGTCCCGATCCTGGAAGACGTCGACTGCCCGACCGGCAACATGGTGATGCTGAACAGCGCGACGGTGCGCGTGCTGCAGCTGCCCGACCAGGTCAGCATGGCCAACCAGTCGATGGCCATGATCGCCGTCGCCGGCACGCCGGAGGAGCAGCTCGGCCAGCCGACCGGCAAGCTCACCGCGCGGATCCACCCGCTGGGGCCGAAGGGCGACGCGTACCCGTTCCAGCTGATCCTGTACCCGCAGCTGCAGTGCCGGTACCCGTTCCGCAACGGCGTGATCAAGGACCTCGACGCCGCGCTGTGATCTTCGAGGCACGTCGGCACCGCGCCGGCCGACGTGCTCACCCCTGGCGCACGGCACAGGAGCAGCCGACATGCAGCAGCAACGCACCGAGAATGACATCGAATTTGACCGCGCCGCCCGCGAGGGCGGGGACGTGCGGGTCTTTAACGTCTCGCCCTTCGACGCGCGGTTCGAGATCGCCACCGTCCCCGGCTCGCCGCCGCGGATGATCCGGCTCAAGCCCGGCGAGAGCACCCTGCTGCAGCGTGGGTATACCGTCGAGACCCAGTCGATGGCGTCGAAGAACTACAAGCTGCCGCCGGCGATCGAGGTCAACACGATGCGCGAGGCGTGGCCCGGCAAGCGCTCGATCAAGTCCGGCATCGAGACGTGGCACGTCCAGCCCGGCCCGCGGATCCCGATGGTCGTCTCGGAGTTCCGCGCCGCCGAGGTCAAGGCGCAGTGGGAGGCCGCGATGGTCGAGCGCGCCGAGTCCGAGCGCGCGCCGATGCGCCTCGTGATGCAGCGCACCGACGGGACCGAGGTCCAGGTCGAGGCCGCGGTCGAGAACGTGCCGGCGCCGCGCCCGACGCGCGCCGCGGCGGACGACACCGGCGTGGTGCAGATCCCGGACGACGATCCAGAAGACATGCCTACGCCGACCCTGCCGGCCGCGCAGGCGCCCGCCGCGCCCGCCAAGCCCGAGATCAAGAAGGCCGGTCGCTGACCATGGCCTTCACCGGCGCCGAGAAGACGACCATCCGCGAGTACATGGGATGGAGCGCGCGCTTCGCGCAGTTCGATACGGCGCTGGAACGGGCCATGTCCGCGATCGAGACCATGCCCGACGACGAGGCCAAGGTGCGCGTGCACCTCGCCGAGCTGGCGCGGATCGACGCCGCGCTCGTGGCCTGCGAGGTCCGGTTCAAGGCGGACAAGGTCGGCAGCATCGAGCTGGCGCCGCGCGAGCTCAAGCAGCTCCGATCCCGCGGCGAGGAGCGGCTGGGCCGGCTCGCGACCCTGCTCGGCGTCGAGGTCCACAACTCGCCCTTCCAGCCAAGCCTGCCTGCTTTCCGCTCGTCGTTCGGCGGCCCCACCGGAGGCGGCAACTCGCAGATGCAGGGCTGACCCGTTCCGCGTCGGGCGGTGGAGCATAACGCTCCAGTGCCTCCGCCGCCCGACGTTGGATCTACTGAGACCAGGAGCATTTAAGGAACACCATGGCGACCGCGCAATGCAGCTACGCACCGAGCTTGATTTTCACCAAGGACGAAGCCACGGCGGCGCAGCTGACCTGGCAGTTCCACCTCGTCAAGAGCGCCGACTCGACCGACGCCACCGGAGTGGTCCCGGTGATGACGATCAGCAAGGCCGGTGGCGCGTTCGCCGCGGTCAATGCCGGGACCGCCATCACGGAGTTGACCAACGGGTGGTACAAGGTCGTCCACAACACGGCCGATTTCGACACGATCGGCGCGCTCGGCGTGCGGATCGCGGTCGCCACCGCGGACACGATCAACGTGTGCCACCAGGTGACCGCGCTGGATCAGAACGTGGCTACGGTCAACCCCGGCGCAGGCGGGATCACCGCGGCGACGCTCGCCAGCGACGCGCTCGCGGCGATCAGCTCGCCGCTCTCGATCGTGAACAAGGTCTACGCGTTGACCGCGGACGGTGACACCGCGGTCTCGATGCTCGAATGCCAGGACGCGGTGGTAACCGTGACCGGCACCTTCGGATCGGGCACGGTGCAGATGCAGACCACGGAGGATCCGACCGTGGTCAGCCCGGTCTGGACGAACCGAGGCTCCGGGATCACGACCTCGAACGCGGCCACGCCGCTCACGGTCGCCGGCCCGCACAATGCGATCCGCGCGCACCTGACCGGCTCGACCACGCCCGCGATCGCTCTGACGATCACCCTGCGCAAGGCCTTCGCGCTGATCTGACCCTATGACCGTCCCGGCCCTCATCGGCAGTGCCACGCTGGATCCCACGGTCCTCGTGGACTCGCTCGTGCCCGACCTGATCGACGGGCTGCGAGACGAGCTGCTGCCGTCGTTCGGCGTACGCGCGTACCGCGTGTACCGGGTGGTGCGCACGTGGTCCGGTGGGGACATCGGAGAGGGCACGATGACGGACGTGGGCGCCGAGCTGCGGCCCCGGCCGCGGGTCAAGATCTGGGACGGCCTCAAGTACGTACAGGCTGTCTGCGGGATCCGCGAGCTGGGCGACGTCAAGCTCACCGAGATCTCGCTGACCTACAGCGACGCCGACCTAACCGCGCAGCCGCTCGACGCGCAGCGGCAGGAGATGTTCATCGCGATCGGCGAGGGCAATGGCCAGGGGTCGCCGGTCCGGCTGTGGGGTCACACGCAGCCCCCGTTCATCGATCGCGAGGTGGACATGGGCTGGGTGCTCCACCTCCGCCGCGTGGAGGCCGCGCCGCCATGGACGCCGTGATCTCGGTGCTACACGCGCGGCGGCCAACACCACCGATCGGCCTGCAGCGTATCGCTCTGCTCGGCGTCGAAAACGCGGCGCTGATCGCCGTTGATGTCCCAATACACGAGGTTGGCGCGTCCGGTCGCCTGGTTCACGCTCGTGATGATCGCCGCTCGGGGCTGGTCCGATCCGGTGAACGGTGGGAGGAAGTGCACGATGCGTCCGACGGTTGGCATGTTCGACATGATGAGTTTGTAGCACCGCTACTGTGCTCGCGCAAGGGGCAATCGTGAGCGTCGTGATCGAGGTGCCGCTCAGCGGCCTGGATGCGGCGCTGGACCGCACCGAGCGCAAGGTGCGGCGGGCAATCGCGCGCGGCGCGCTGGCCGGGGCACACCGGGGCCGCGCCGTGGTGGTCCGGGTGACCCCTGTTGACCTCGGGCCGATGAAGGCCGGCTGGAAGGTCAACCCAGGCACGGCCGACTTCGAGGGCGACCTTGACGGCGTGCTGGCGACGCTGGTCAACAACAGCCCCAACATCGCCGCGGTGGAGCTCGGTAGTCGGCCGCACCCGATGTCCCCCGAGGGGTGGACGGCGATCTACGAGTGGGTCCGCCGGCACTACCGAGGCGGCAAGCTCGGTGGCAAGGGCCGCATGCGCCATCGGATCGAGGCCACGGTCACGATGCGGCCGTACCACGGCGAGGACCCGGTGATCAGCGAGGTGACCAACGCGATCGTGCATCGCATCGCGACGAAGGGCACGCCGGCGCGGTTGTTCGTCAAGAACGCGCTCCCCGAGATTCGCCGGGTGATGATCGACGAGCTCGAGCGGGCGCTGGCGAACGCGGAGAAACAACCGTGACCGTCCCATGCATCGTGCGGATCGACGCGCTCGAGGCGTTCACCGCGTTTGTCGAGGCCAACATCCCCGCGCTCGTGGGCCGCACGTGCGCCGGACAGGCGCCGAGCGGCGAGCTGGAGAAGGTGCCGAACCTGTCGATCGAGCCGAGCAAGTGGCTCTACAACGCGGACACCGTCGAGGCCGTGCGCTCGCTGCCCGGCAACGTGCTGGTCTACCAGGTGGGATGGCACGAGGCTGCGTGCGTGATCTCGATCATCGCGTCCTCGCCGCGCCAGCGCGCCGTGCTCGAGGCGCAGGTGCTGGACCTGTTCCTGAGCTCCAAGCACCCGATCAGCGGCATGCACCAGCCCGGGATCCTGGTGTTCACGGTCACGGCCTGTCCCGAGGTTGGCGACTGGACCACCTACTTCGACCTCGACGAGGATCAGTGGGTCGAGACCCTGGCTCTCGATCGCCGCTACGAGAGCCGGATCCAGGTCGACGTCGCGGTGCCGGCCCTGACGATCGACGCGCCCGTGTACACGATCGAAACGCTGACCCTCGGCGTCGCGGGCGACTCGACGTCATCGGCCGGCGCGGTCCAGCTGGTCAGCATCAACGCCGACGGGACGCTTTCGCCCGCGTAGGAGACCCATGAGCACCGACGTGATATTCAGCACGAATCCCGCCGACTACGCGAAGCTCGAGGCGCTGTACGTCGCCGAGCGCGGCCCGTCCGGGTTCATCCGCGGGGCCGACTTCTCGATCACCGGGCTCGCGGGCAAGTGCGTACGCGGCCCCGATGCGCCGGTCACGATCACGAACGTCGGCGACTTCGTGAACACCTACGGCACGCGCGACCAGGGCAGCGGCGGAACGTTGGTTGGCGAGGTCTGGAAGGCGCTGCTGAACAAGTCCTTCGGGACGCTCGTGGTCCAGCGTGTCCACGCAAGCGACGCGGTCAAGGCGTCGTTCACGCTCGAGAACACGGCGGGCGGCGGCGGCACCGCGGTGCTCCGGATCGACGCGTCGAGCGTCGGCGCCTGGGGCTCGCTGGTCGGCTGGTCGGTCACCGCGGCGACATCGGCGATCAGCACGCAGTTCAACTTGACGATCAAGTACCTCAACAAGCAGATCGTCTACCAGAACGTAGACATCTCGACCGGCGTGGACAACACCGCCGCGCTCGTGGGCTCGGACGTCGCGCGGTACATCGACCTCGTGAAGCTGGCCGACGGACGGCCGAACAACAGCGCCTCCGGCGTGGATGGCGCCGACACGCTTGGGTTTACCCTACTGGGGCAAACCGTAGCCGCATACACCTCTGTGGCTGGCTCCGAGGGCACGCTCACGGTCACCGACTACAACACCGCGGTGAACACGCTCGCGGTGTTCCCGGACGTCCGGTGCGTGCTCGTGCCGGAGATCGTGACCGGCTCGGCAGCGACGTTCCACTCGAACCTCGTCACGCTAAGCTCGCAGGTCTCGGACCGGGTGTTCCTCACCTGGGCGCAGGTCCACGGCCAAAGCGTGAGCACCGAGGTCACGCAGGTGGGTACGCAGATCACCACGCGGAGCGACCGCATCGTGTGGTGCTACAACAGCCCTTTCACCATCGACCCGACGACGAGCCAGGAGATGCAGACCGCTCCGCACGTCTGGCTCGCGTCGATCATGTCCCAGGTCGACGTGGATATTCACGCCGGCTCGTTCCAGACGGTGGCGCTACTCGCCGGCATCGAGCGCGTCACGAACACCACGCTCTCCGTGCCCGACCTCCGCGCGCTCAAGGCGGCCGGCATCTCGACGCTCGAGCGCACCAGCGACGGGTTCCAGTTCCGCTCGGTGGTCACCACCAACCTCTCGTCAGGCCGCACCGAGCTGGCGCGGCGCCGCATGGCCGACTTCCTCCAGCTGTCGGCCGCGACGCGCCTGCGCACCTACGTCAAGGGCAAGAACACCCCGGAGATCCGCGCGCTCATGGGCGCCGAGCTCACCGCGTTCTCGCTCGGCCTGCAGCTCGCCTCGCGCGTCATCGACCGCTCGCCCGACGGCGGCAACGGGTTCAGCGTCGACCAGGTCAGCGTGAACACGCCGGGTCAGCGCGCGCAGGGCGAGGAGCACATCCTCTGGCGGGTCAAGCTCATCGGCCACATGCTCGCCGTCGTGCTTGATACGGACATTGCAACGGGCACGGTGATCCAGCAGTAGCTCGCCATCGCCTGGATCGCACAGGCAGAACGGAGTCAAGAGGTGTCGATAAAAACACGCGGCAGAAGCGCAAATATTCGGATCACCGCGGACGGCGACCTGCAGCAGGGCTCGATGATCAAGGTGCGCGACTTCACCGCGACGCCGCGCTCGACGATCGACGAGGACGACTACCTTGGCGAGGACGAGACGGACCTCGACTTCCAGCACCATGGGTGGGACGTCGGGTTCTCGATCGACACGATCGACGCCGCGAGTATCGAGTACGTCGACGACCAGATCACTCGCTTCCAGAAGCACCAGCGCCCGGCCGACATCACGCTCACGGTGATCTACACGTTCGCCGACCCGACCATCCCGAGCCGGGCGGCGCTGTTCCATCTCGGCTTCGTCAAGCAGGACGAGGAGTCGTTCGGCGGGCGCAAGGAGCCGATCCGGGGGAAGTACAGCGGCAAGTTCAAGCGGCGTGAGCTGCTGAACGTCTGACCGAGCCGGCGCGGGTTCGCCGGCAAGCACAGGAGCAAGCACAGGAGCAAGCACATGGAGCAACCACGGAACGACGCGCTCGAGGGGTTCGAGCGCGAGCTACGGCAGCGATTCCCGCTGCCGTGGCCCATCAAGCAGTACGTCCTCCCCAAGCAGGTCACCGAGTGCGCCGAGATCTTCGTGCGCGAACTCAAGAGCCGCGACGTCATCGCCGCCGCCGAGATGGCGGACGCGCTCATGACCACGATGCAGAAGTCGAGCGCCAAGCTGTCGCGCGAGGCGGAGGAGCGCGAGTGCATCCGGATCGCAATCGTCGGGCTCGGCGCGCGGCTGGAGGACGGCACCGTCGCCTACCGGCACGTGAACAACACCGGCGCGCCGCTCGCCGAGATCAACGACTGGGGCAAGCGCGTGTGGGACGCGCTCGCCATGTATTACAACGACGTGAACGGGCTCCCGGCGGAGGAGTTCTTCGAGGGGCTGAGAGGGGCTCGGACCGTGGGCGTGTCCGCGCCTCGGACCGACGGGACCCCCGCCAACGCCTCGCCTGGGAGGCTCGCCGGCTAGTCTGGAAGGAGTACACGCGCGCGTACTACCACGGGTGGCCCGGCTCGCATGACGACTACCTGGACATGCGACTGACCGACCGTTACCTGGCCAACGAGGAGCTGACCGATCTGATCGAGCGCGCGAACGAGGCGGGGAGCAGCAGACCGCAAGACGAACGACGATGAGTGGCGAGACCATCTACAATGTAGGGATTCGGTATGCGGTCGACAACCGCAGCGGCCGGACGGGCACGCAAGAGCTCAAGGGCGACGTGCGCCAGCTCGAGCGCGCGAACAAGGATGCGGCGATGTCGTTCGGCCTGCTCGGCGCGGCAGCGACAGCTGGGCTTGCCGTCGTGCTCGGGCATGCCGCGAAGGCGTTGGTAGGGTTCAACGCGAACGTGCAGAACGCGAAGATCGGCCTCTCCGCGATGCTTCAGGGCAACCTCGGGGGCTCGTGGGAGCAGGCGACCGAGAACGCGAACAGGCTCTACCTCGAGTTCCAGAAGTTCTCGACAGAGACCCCGGTCACCACCCAGGAGATTCTGACCTTCGGCAAGGCGGTCGCAGTCGCCACGTTCCAGGCCGGCGGCAGCATCAAGGACATGACGACGATCACCGAAAAGGGAGTGATCGCCGCGAAGGCGTTCGGCTACGAGTCCGCGTACACGGCGCTGGAGATCTCCGAGATGCTCAGCGGCAACGTCTCGCAGCGGATGATGTTCGCCAAACAGATGCTCGGCATGGCGCACGTCTCGATGGAGGAGTTCCGCCAGATGGGCGCGACGAAGCGCCTCAACCTGGTGCGCGCCACGCTCGACAGCGAGAGCATGAAGAACGCGCAGAACGAGTTTGCATCGAGTTGGACCGGCGTGACCTCGACGCTGGAGGACAAGTTGCAGATCGGGCTCGGCGCGGTCGGGCTGCCCCTGTTCAAGGCCGCGACCGCGGAGATCCAGCGGTGGAACGTCTGGCTTGCGGCGAACGAGCACACCGTCGCGAACATCGCCCACTCCATCGGCGATGGCATCGCGAAGGGGTTCGGCGTGATGAAGGACGCCGTCGGGTTCCTCGTCGAGCACCGCGAGGCGCTGATGACGATGGGGAAGATCTGGCTGGCCGTGAAGGTGGCCGGCGTGCTCGGCGGACGCGCGACGGAGGGCGGGACCAACCTGGCCTCGCGCGGCTCGTCGCTCATGGCGTGGGGCCGCGGCGCGCGCGACAGGTTCGACGAAAACGGCGGCTATGTCTTCGAGCCGGCCGGCGCGGGGCGGCAGAACGTCGGCATGAAGGGCGCGTTCGCGAACGCGAACCTGCTCGCGCAATCGCTGGCGCTCGGCTACGCGTTCGGCTCAATCCTCAACGAGGCGCTCGGGGCATCGCACGCGCTGGCCACGCTGGCGCTCGACAAGACGAGCAAGCAATTCGAGCTGCTCACCAAGGCATCCGATACGCTCACGCAGGCCATGGAGCGTGCCGCGGATGCGGCCCCAAAGAAGGCGGCGGCCGAGAACAACATCCAGGCGGCGATCGACCTCTACAAGCAGAGGGCGAACCTCGCTGGCGACGCCTTGCGCGGACCGATGCGTCGCGACCGCGAGGGCAACGAGTTCGCGGGCGACGTCATGATCGCGAAGATGAAGGAGCTCGAGGCGATGGGCGTCGGGGATGACGAGGTCGCGAAGGCCGGCGGCCTGAAGGCATACGCACAGGCCCAGCTCGAGCGCGCGAACCAGCTCCAGGCGCAGAAAGACGCCATGGTCGCCACCGGCGCCGACGCGTGGGAACTCGGCCTGATGACGCTCACCGAGTACCAGCGCCAGACGCTCGACACGGCCAAGGCGCAGCAGGACATCCTGACCTACATCAACCGCTCGCTGACCAGCGGGATCGCGATCTCCCCGGCGGCCATCACCGCGATCTTGCGCGCCGACACCGAGGATCCGACCGGCAAGCACAAGGCCATCGCCGACAAGCCGAACGTGAGCGTGCACATCGCGCGCATCGAGGTGCAGAGCGACGACCCGGACCGCATCGCGTTCGGGCTCATCGAGCAGTTCCGCGACGCGGCCAAGAACCCCTCGAGCGCGTTCCACGCGATCCGTGAGGGGTGATGGCGGAACACGTCTTCACCCTGCAGGAGATCGCCGACGGCGGGGACCCGTCGAGCGCGGACGACCTCGCGCGCTTCGAGTGGACCGCGGATCCGATCTCGAAGACCCCATTCGACGGCACCAAGGGCGGCGGCGCGAAGGCGTGCCCGATCAAGCCCTGGGGCATCGGCGGCCAGCAACGCACCGTGCGCACGAATTACCCGAACGCGGTAATCCCTGCGGTGCAGGTTCTCGGCCATATCCACAAGCCGCACACGTTCTCGGGGCGCTGGGATGACCGCTACAACGGCGACGGCTACGCGCGGTTCGAGTGGCGGCGCTTCGTCGCGATGTGCAAGCGGGGTCGCATCGTGCGCGCGCAGTACGGCGACATCGCGTACGAGGGGATCATCACCGACTACGACTGCCCGGTGCAGCGGCTGTGGGACATCGACTACAAGTTCACCCTCGACGTCTACAACGAGCCCCAGGAGAGTGACCAGACCCGGGTTCCGACCACACCCAACGACGCGTTGACCTCGCTGGACAAGGTGGACCTGTCGGTGCAGGCCGCGCTCGATGCAGATGCGCTCGCTCCACGGAACGTGCTCGGCGGAACGCTCGCCGACGACGTCACCAAGGTGCTCGTGAACATGACCGCGTTCCGCGAATCGCTCGCGGCGAGCATCGACCAGAGCGTGCTCGCGCCGATCACGACCAACGTGGACGTGTTCTCGCGCATCGCCACGCAGTTCCGCTCGATGCGCGGCGCGGCGCGCGATCTGCTGGTCCGGCTCGCGCCGATCCGCGCCGACCTCGACATGACGGAGCGGACCGCGGCTAACGTGCTCGACTTCGAGGACTGGTCGCGCTCGCTGCGCTACACCGCGCGCATCGTCGCGGGCTCGTCGATCGACGGCGACGCCGCGGCCACCGAACACGCCGAGCCGGACGCCGTGCGCCTGTACCGACCCCAGGCCGGTGAGCACCTCTACGGCATCGCCCGCAAGTTCTACGGTACGCCGCACGCGTGGGCGCTGATCCACGAGCGGAACGCGCTGCACAGCTTCGTGATGACCGGGTCGGAGACGCTCATCATCCCAGAGCGAGGCAACGTCTGATGCCAGGCCCGACCGCCTCCGCACAGCGCGTGGTCGCCGCGGCCGTGGGCGATGCTCAGCGCGACGCGCACGCTCGCATCTACCGACCGCAGGCGCGCGCGATCCTGCAGGTCATCCTCGACGGGTTCGGCGACACCGCGCGCGACAGCGAAATCCAGGTCATCCCGATCATCCCGAAGAACGTCACCATCCACGTGAACAGCTACAAGCAGGCTGACAGCTTCGAGCTCATTTTCGACGTGCTTGATCTGCCCTTCGACCCGCAGATCATCCGCGCCGGCGCCGCGGAGATCTTCCTGTTCGAGCACGCCGGCAACGCCGACCAGCAGCGCGTGCTCGACCGCCAGCACCCGTTCAGCTCGGCCGACCCCGGCGCCACGCGACCGCGCGACGCCGTGCAGACGCTCAGCTTGGAGCTCGGCACCGACGCCGCGCGCGACGTGTTCACCCTCGGCAACAAGCCGCGCATCGTCGGCACGTTCGATGACGTCGACCTCGAGCTCAGCGAAAACGGGAAGTGGGTCACGATCAAGGGGCAGGACTACACTGCGTTCCTCGCGCAGGTGCAGTTTCCGCCGAACGCGAACGGCACCGCGCGGCGGATCCCGGTCGGCAAGCGCCTTGACACCATCGTCGAAGACCTGCTCAGCGAGGCTGACCCGGATGGTCAGCTCGGCGTCGCGGTGCGCGGCCTCGACGCGGCGACGCTGCCGATCGTGCACAGCGAGGTCGCCACCAACGTCAAGCGCGGGATCCCGGTCAAGCAAGAGACCAGCTATTGGGACGTGATCTACAAGCTCGTCGAGCGCTACGGGTTTATCTGTTTCGTGGATGGCCTCGACGTGGTGATCAGCCGGCCGAAGACCATCACCGACAAGGACGTCTCGCAGATCCGCCGCATGGCGTGGGGTCGGAATCTTGAACACCTGACGATGCGGCGCCACCTCGGCAAGGAGCAGGCGCCGACGATCGTGGTTCGCTCGTACGTGCCGGGGAAGGGCACGCTCACCGCAGAGCACCCGTCGGGCACGATCGACCGCAGCGGCGTGTTCAAGGCCAGCCACGGCGGCGGCAAGAAGCGCGGCACGTTCACCTTCAAGCGGCGAATCAAGGAGAGCACGAGCGTCTCGAAAAAGGGCAAGGTCAAGACGACGGTGCGCGAGCGCGACGAGTACCAGATCGTCGATGTCCACGGCATCACGGACCAGGCGACGCTGCAGCGCATCGCGGAGAACCGCTACAACCTGCTGGGCAAGGCCGAGCGCGTGCTCATCGCGAAGACCCGAGACCTGAAGGATCTGCACGGCGTCAACATCCTCGACATCGCGGCGGGCGATGCGCTCACCGTCGAGTGGGATGAGTTCAATCTCGAGATGCTGTCGAGTGGCCTCGAGCCGGCCGTCAAGCAGCGGCACCTCGAGGCCCGTGGCTACCAGTCGAGCGTCGCCGCGACCATCGTCAAGCATTACGCGATCCTTCAAGGGCTGACCCGGCCGATGCGCTTCAAGGAAGGGACGTTCGAGTACGACGTCGACAGCGGCATCTCGATCGAGATGGAGCTCCAAGACTTCATGGTGGTCGACGGGATCCGCCCGGACAGCGGCGCGGTGGCCCCGCCGACGCTCGCCACGAAGCGGCAGACGCTGCGCGGCGGCGACGGCAAGCCGGTGGGCTGGAGCCAGCAGTACGAGGACGCGCAGCGGAAGCGGTGGCAGAAGTGAGCGGCTCAGTTCCTAGGTCGCACGAAGTGACCTTGCGGAAAGTGCTCGAACGGGCACGGGTTGCCGTGGGGGCCGCATGCAGTGCAAACGTCGCACTGGAATTCAGCGGTCTGGGGTCGGACGTCGCGACTGCCGGCGGGCTGACGAGTCCTATCGATCACGACGAGGCAGCCCTTGAGATGGTGCGCCCGATGGGCATCCTCCAGGGTCATCTCCTCGGACGGAAGCGCGGCGATGGCGCTCAGTTCGTCCAGTATGGCGCGCTCGGTCATGGTCATCGGTTCTGGGTAGGTCTTGGGCATGTCGAGTTTGTAGCACGACTACGCACGGAGGTCAAGGCGTGAAGATCACCGCCCCGTTCCGCGGCCGGCGCGCGAGCAAGAAGCTCGACCTCACCGACATGCGCAAGGCGTTCAGCGACCAGCGCCTGTGGTGCTCGATCGGCCTGGTGACCGCGCCCGACGACGGCGCCTCGCACTTCGAGGTCACCGACAGCGATGTGCTCGTCGAGGTCGTGCTGCAGCCATCGCTCATCCCGCTGACCTGCCGGCTCTCGGCCGCGCTGTGGCGCGTGCCCGACCTCGGGGAAGAGGTGATGGTCACGATACCCGAGGGGCAGATCGAGTTCATGCCGACGATCACCGACGTGTTGAGCTCGGGCCGGGTGCCCACGGGCCAGGGGCCGGCTACCGGCCGCATCGTCATCACGCGCACTGAGGTCGTCGTGCACGACGGCGCGGGCGGCGCGGTGTCGTTGGCTCTCAAAAGCGACGTCTCGGACCTCGCGTCCTTCGTCTCGACGCTCCACCTGCCGGTTGTCGGCGGTGGCGGCGGCACGGCGGGGCCACCTACCGGAACGGTTCCGACAGCGACGGGCACCACGGTGCTCAAGGGGAAGTGATGCCGCAAAACTTCGTCACCGACAACCTGCCGCTGCCGTTCCCCAAGAGCGACAAGAAGCCCCTGTCCGGCCTCGATGACCCGTCGAAGAACATCACCGCCGCGGAGTGGAACAAGATCTGTCAGTACCTCGACGACGTGCGGACGTTCCTGCTCGGCTCGCAGAGCAACAACCGGCTGATCGGGTTCATCGGGAACAGCAACTGGAACTCCGCTGGCGCGACCACTGACGGCGCGAGCCGGCAGGACGACATTCTGAGCGCGAATCCCAGCTGCCTGCTCGACAAGATCTATGGCACCTCGGCGGGCGAGCCGGTGCCGACCTTCGACATGGGGCGCGGCCCGCTGCGCGCGGCGAACGTTTCCAGCTTCCCCGGGTTCGGCCCCGAGGTCTCGTTTGGGAAAGAGATCTTCAGCCTACTCAACGGCTTTGGCGCCGCGCCCACGCAGAGCAACACGCCATGGTTGGTGTGCTGCTCGATCTCGGGCGTGCGTCTGCTCGACTGCCTGCCGGCCGCGAGCTACGGCACCTCGACGCCGACGTTCGGCGGCCTCAACTTTTACAACTTCGCGAAGGCGCGCTACCGCGCCGCGGAGGCGGCGAGCGGCCGAACGCTGAGCTTGCTGGTCAGCGACCTCGGACCCAACGACGGCGCGAACGCCACCGACGCGGCGCTGGTCGCTTCCAGGTGGGTCACCTTCTGGACGCAGTTCCTGATCGACTTCCCAGGCGCGCAGCTCGTCCTGCTCCAGATGAACGTCAACTGTGATTCCTCGTTCCGCCCGACGGTGGTCCGCCCGCAGATGTTGCTGGCCTCTCAGGAGATCGTCGGCTGCCGGCTTGTGGTCGCCGACGACCAGGGGCTCAACAGCGACAATATCCACTACGGCGCCCGCAGGATTTACACGATCGGCCAGCGCCTCGCGGCGGCGGCTCGTGACCAGCTCGGGCTCTTGCCGCGCACGACGACGATTCCGGCATTCCTCGGCTACGGCCAGCCGGAGTTTCATCCGGTCTCCGGCTCGAGCACGACGCTCAAGCCAGCGGCCTACGCGATGACCGGCGACAAGCACTTGCAGCTGCTCCTCTGTGCGTCCAACAAGTGGCCATCTGGTACCTACGTCGCGATTCCATCGCCCACCATTCCGGCATCCGGGTGGACGCAGCTCGGCAATGCGACGCAGGCATTCGGCACAGCAACGCAGGGCTTCGCGCTGTTCTCGCGCCCGGTCGCACAGGCTGACCTCGACACAAACGACCACAACGCGCCGGGCGCCACGATTTTGCTCAGCAACGATGAGAGCTACTGCAAGCTGTTCACCCTGTTCGGCGCGGGTGCTCTCGCGCTCGACGGCTCAGTGGTCACGTCCAAGGAGACCTCGTTCTCGAACAGCGACTTCGCCATGGCCGGACCGACCACGACGAAGAACAACAGCCTGGTGGTGATCGCGTTCGTCACGCAGGGCGGCGGCCTCAGCCTCGGCGAGCATTTCGCAGTGGTCAATGCGAACCTTGCCAACCTGACCATCATCACCGACGAGCCGTATGCCCTGAATACGGGGAACTTCGGTGTGCTCGTGGTCGCCGTCGGCACGAAGGTCACGGCGGGCGCGGTGGGCAACACGACGATCAAGAAGTCCGCGAGTTTCAATGCGGCACCCTGCGGGTTCGTCGCCGCGTTCGGTGACGCATGACCTTCCCCCTGTCCCTACCGTTCGAGCTCGGCGGCACCGGCGGCGGCCTCACCGAGGCTGAGATCGCCGCACAAGTCGGCAAGTTCTTCGGATCGGATATCTGGTTCGATGTCTCGCAGCCCGACCAGACCGGGCACGCGAACTACGTGATCACGCCGGCGGGCGACGTCACCATGGTGACGGAGCACGAGGCGCTGCGGCAGTCGCTGATCCGCCGCTACCTGACCAACCCCGGGGACTGGAAGACCGCGCCCAACTACGGGGCCGGGTGCCGACAGTACGTCAAGGGCAAGAACACCGCCGCCGCGCGCGCCGAGCTGGAGAGCCGCGTGCGCGCGCAGAGCCTGCGGGATCCGCGCGTGCTTACGGTCGACCTGGCCACGGTGACGCCGCTCGAGGATGGATCGCCGGGCATCCGGCTGTCGGTGAAGATCACGCCCAAGGGCCGACTCCGCGGCGACCAGGCGCTCCCCATCCACCTGGAGATCAGGTAGCCCATGCCGGTTTCTCCGTCGTTCGATGACCTTCTGACCCAGTTCGAGGCGGAGGCGCTGGTCCACCTGCCGACGCTCACGTTCCTCGAAGGCGACGTCACCACCGCGCTCCAGCACGGCGCCGGCGCGATGGCGGACGCGGTGATCCGCCTGATCGTGCAGGCGCTCAAGGACACCTTCATCGACACGGCCAAGGGCGACGCGCTCACCGCCCTCGTGAACGACCACCTGAACATTCAGCGCAACGTCGCGACGTTCGCGCAGGCCACCGTCACGCTGGCGCGGACCAGCGCCGGCGCCGGCGGCACGCTCCTCGCCGGGTTCTCCGTCGCCTCGCAGATCGACTCCAGCGGCAATTCGCAGGTCTTCACCCTCGACAGCAACGTAACGTTCGCGCTCGCCGACAACGGGCCGCACACGGTCGGCGTGACCGCGCAGATCGCGGGCCGTGCCGGCAACGTCGCCGCCGGGCAGATCACGCGGCTCATCGGCTCGCCGTTCGATCCCACGCTGACCGTCACCAACGCGGCGACCGCGGGCGGGGGCAACGACGGCGAGAGCGACGACGAGCTCCGCGTGCGCGCGCGCAACTTCTGGCAGACCTTGCGTCGCGGGACGCTCGGCGCGCTCGAGTTCGGCGCGCTGCAGGTCCCGAGCGTGCGGATCGCGCGCGCCACCGAGGATCCGATCTCCGGCATCGTGACGCTCGTGGTCACCGACTCCGACGGCAACAGCACGGCGCAGATGGTCGCCGACGTGGTCACCGAGATCGAGAACTGGCGCGCGGCCGGCTCGATCGTGAGCGTGTTCGGCGGCGCGGCGCTGATCGTCAACGTCACCGGCACGCTGGTCGCGGAGCCGGGCGTTGACACGTCGGTGCTGGGCGCGCTCGCCGCCACCGCGATCGCCGGTCGCATGGCCAAGCAGCGCCAGGGCGAAACGCTGTTCCTGGACTCGATCAAGTCCGCGGCGATCGGCGTCGACCCCGACGCGCTCAACGCGCTGGTGCTGTCCGCGCCGGTCGCGGACGTCGTGCCCACGGCCAACCAGGTGATCCGTCCCGGCGTGATCACCGTCTCGTGAGGACCTCATGGCCCTGACCAGCGACGAGCAGGAGCTCCTGGATTTCGCCACCGGCGCCTTGCCGAACTGGGTGCGCTCGCCGGACGAGTTCCTGACCGCCGCGGCCAAGCTGATGGGCATGCCGCGCGCGACCGCGGTCTACCTGTTCAGCCAGACGCTGATCACGCAGGCCACCGGCGCGACCGCGACCACGCCGGACTGGTTGGCGCAGCACGCGCGCGACCGCGGGACCTCGCGCCAAGCCGGGGAGGCCGACCCGGTGCTCCAGGAACGCCTGCGGGTGATCCCGGACGCGGTCACCCGTCAGGCCGTGCTCGATGCGGCCAACGCTATCCTGGTCGCTGCTGGGGTGGCAGGGTCGGCAGCGCTTCTCGAACTCCCTCGCGATGGCGCGTGGCTGGGGCATTACACGGCGATGACCGGGACCGGCGGCACGTTCACCCAGGCCGGCACGGTGAGCATGTTCACGCCGCTCGTGCTGCCCTGGCCGGCGCCGCCGTTCCAGGCCGCCACGGTCGCCCCGGTGATCAGCTGGCAGCTCGTGATCAGCGGCGCGGCGAACGCGGGGAACAACGGGACGCGCTCGGTCACTGGGCTCAGCGGCAACGCGGCGATCGTGACCAACGCCGGCGGCGTGGCTGGCGCCGATGCCACGGTCACATGGAAGGCGCAGCGGCTCGACGTGACCGGCAACGTCACCGACGGGTTCGCGCGCGCCTACGTCGGGCGCGGGTTTCGCGCTGCCTCGACGCGCCCGTTCAAGCTGCTGCTGATCCTCCCATTCGGGACCTCGGCCGGCGTGCAGAACAGCGTGATCGAGTCGATTCGCACGAAGAAAGCCGCGGGCTTCGCGGTCATCGTGGAGCGCCGACTGAACCCGTAGAGATCAGCAGCTCAACCGCAGGGCAACTGACTCTGATCGTAGCCACAGGCGTAGTGGCCGCACCCGACGCTTGCGAGGGTGTTGCAGCTCACCCTATACTGCTGCCCCCACGGATCCTGCCGAGTCTCTGCACACTCGTCGTGAGGCGTGGAATAGGACTCTCCACCGTCGGGGTTAGGGTACCAGCCACCTTCGTAGTGGTAGCACTCCATGGTTCCGGACACTCTGGTACCCAACCCACTGCCCGCGGTGATCACCGCGGATACCAAGGGCTGGAAGTTCCCGGGGTCGCAGTCTGGATCGCAGATCAAGCTCTGATTGCTGGTCGCCACGCTCTCGTCCGGCGCATCCACCGCGCACGCAGTCATCGTACACAGCACCACCATCATGATCGTCCTCATCGCTGTCTCGCTTTCCGGGGCGTTAGCCCTCGGGCAGGTTTATATCGCCGCGGTAAGGACGATGTCAAGGGCGCTCGCGGCGGCTCTCGGTCAGGGCATCCTCGCGGAGCTCGTAGGTCCGGGTCTCGGGGTGGTAGCGGGTCGGCAGCGGCGCCTCGACTCGCGTGGGGACCTCGTCCTCGAAGTCGATCGGCCTGGATCTGGGCATGGGCCAGAGCGTGAGGCCGGGCCGGGCGGCGGCGATCTGTCTTGCGCTGGCCTTGCGCGTGACGTGGGCGCCCACCGAGGTGCTACGATGGCGCCATGACGACAGACCTGTATGCGACCGAACTCTGGCTGGGCGGCCAGGAGGTCGAGACCGACAAGCTCAACAACGGCCAGCGGTTCCTACGCGCGCAGCTTACCGATCAGATTCTCGAGACGCTCATCGGATCCGTGGTCCCGACGACGGGACTTGATCCGTCATTCGGTGGCCAGAACGGCGCGAATGCCAGCACCGCGCGAGCCTACGCGCTCTGTGAGGGAGCGGCGTACCTGCGTCAGGGCTCGGCGAACAACAAGATCCAGATCGCCCCTGGAACGCTGCTCCAGAAGATCGCGAACGCCGATGGTAGCGACTCGACGCTCGTGGCCTACAAGTTCGCGGGCTCCGAAGAGTGGACGCTCACCGCCGGTGACGGCACAAACCCTCGCGTGGATCTGCTGCAGATGGCGCTGAGCTACACGACCGACACCCCGCTCAACGTCGACTTCCAGGACGCGATCACTCGGGCCAACACTACGGTGGCCGGCACCGCGACGAAGCGGCGGCTGCTGTGCACGCTATCGGTCAAGCAGGGCACGCCAGGCGCCTCGCCAGTGGTGCCAGAGCCGGACGCGGGCGCCGTTGCCGTCGGATCGGTCCTCGTGGGGAACAGCTGGGCCACGGGAGGCAACGCCCCGATCATGGGCATCGATACCACAGCGGTAAATAATGCCGTGGTGCACGATCAGCGGATTCCGCTCGGGGTTAGAACCTACGTTGCCGACCCGTCGACCTACAAGCTGGTCACCGCGTGGTCGACGAGCAATGCCGTGAGTACAGTGACATCGACGAACGCAACCAACGTTCTGATCATTCCCTGTCCGGTGACGATCGGGCGGCTCGTAGGCATCGGCATATCGCATGACGCCGGGTCGACGATGGCGTCGATGCTGCTCGGCCAGACCTCGGGGACGAACCTCTCTGGCACGTTCGCATCGCGGATCTCGGTGCCCCAGCTGAGCTCCGGTGCCGACGCGGATGACATTCTGCCGTTCTGGGCCTTCGAGAACACGCAGTCACCCGCCGCTGGGCCGACCGTGGTTCATTCGACGACGACCAAGGTGGGGGTGCCAATCTGGTGTAACGGGCGGCGAATGCCGTTCGAGAAGAACCGCATCAACCAGGCCATCCCGGCGGCCGTGCCGACCGATCGCCTGATGCTCAAGATCGCCAGCGGACAGAACGGCACGGTGATCGGCGCAGTGACGTTCTACATCGCCGAGGGGCTATAGCCCGCAGGTTCCGCTCGTCTCGAGGTTGCCGGCGATCGTTTGCCCCTGCTTGACCGTCACGGCGCTATAGAGCACGGGCCGCCAACGCTCCGGCAAAACCTGCGCCACAGCGATCATGCTAACAGCAGCGGCGGCGAAGTACAGATCGACCGTGACCGGGCTTGGCGCGGTTCCCATGATCGGGTTCGCCTCGTACTGGCCGCGCCATGACCTGCGCGCGGCGGCGTGCGTCTGACCCCAATCGCACGCGAGCGATGCCAACGCCAGCGTCGCGGTACCGTGGCGGACGTAGCCGTTAGCGCACCCCAGCATCGACACGGCAATCATGGCCAGCGCGGTCTTCATACCAGAACTATAAACCGCGTTAGCGCGATGTCAAGTCATGGCGTCGGATGATCGTATGACGCGCTGAATGATCCGACGGTCAGCCCGCCAGCGTTGACGACCATTTTCAGCACGACGCGATCGGTCACGCCGAGCGCGATCGGGGATGGAATCGAGAACGGGACGCTGTTCAGTGCCAGCGGAACGTTGCTGAACGCGCCGTTGACGAGGTTCGTCGTGTTGTCCGACGCCGAGACCACGTCCAGCGAAATGGTGGTGATGTCGACCAGTCCATCGCCGACGACAACGATCGCCCCATTCTTGAGACGGTCACCTGCCCGCATCGGCAGCGTCCAGAAAAGCACGGTCGGCCCGGTGGTCAGGATGTTGTCGGGCTGGTTGCGGATGATGCTGGCATTCGATGCCACGGCATTCGCCGCGCCTAGCAGTATGGTGCTCGTGGCGCTGCTCGCGATGTCAGTCCCCGTTGCGACCCCGCAGCCGGGTATGCCCAGGTCGCTCATCGAGCCATCGGTGTACACAGCTTCGATCGCGTAGCAGTACGACACGCCACCAGCGAGACCGGTTGCCGTCCACGTCGTCGGAGCGGGCGGCAGCGCGCTTGGCAGCAGCACGCTCGCGACGTCCACGAACGCGCCACCGGCCGTCGACTGAAACACGTAGAACTTCCAGGCCGAGGCGTCGGCAGTCCACGTGATCAGCTGCTGGCCGGCCGCCGGTTCCATCACGGCGACGCCGCCAGGTCCAGCGACGGCCTGCTGCGCCGCCCGTTCGCCACCCCCTCCTAGGCACGCAGACACCCACGGAACTCCAATCAATGCAAGAAGTTTCAGCGAAGAGAACATGCAAATCTCCAATTCTTGGGCGGAAGCATCGCCCTGCCATATTCATGGCGCATGGTTTGCGCGTTTTGCAATATCCGTTTGCGAGTTTTACTTACGTGAGATTTTCCCCGCAGGGAAACGCACAGTTTGCGTCCGTGGAACAATTTGCGTGACCGGCGCCGCCAGGGGTCCCTCTCAGCGAAGTGGACGAAGCAACCAGGCCGCGCCGGTCGCTTGGCACGGTACCGCGAGATTCGGCTATTGCGTTGCGCCTACATACAAGAATTGCCTACGATTCTGCGGTGGAAGTCGATTCGAGTCACCCTGCGGAATACTTACCGGCGGACCCCACACCCGAGGAACGGCTGCTTGTTCCGCATTGTGACCAGCATTCCGTGCCCAAGATCGCGATCAGGACACATCACCTTGCCGAGTGGGCCGGCGCGATGGACGGGTTCTTCAAGTCTGCGCGAAGGCACGTCATCGCCGGCATGATCATCGCCGGAACGAACCTCGCCGCGGTGGGCGCCTACTGGCTGCACTCGCATGACGCACAAATTGCGGCGGCAGCGGCCTCCGATGAGCAGGCGCGGTCGTTCCACGAGTACAAGACCGCCCGCGCGCTGGAGCTCGATGACCTGCGCCGCCAGATAGCCGAGCTGCGGGCGGTGCTGTTGCGCCTCGGCGTATCGGTCCCGGCGACGGGCGGGGAGACGGATGTCCCGACTGATGCGGACCGCGTGTCGGTGCGGCGGTAGCTATCGCGCCGCGGCGCGCAGGATGGCGCCGCACTCGCCAATGTCACACCACACCGGACGGGGCTCGATGTTCGGCGCGCAGGCTTGCTGGCACGCCTTGAGCTCGGGCCGCACCCCGGAGCAGGTGCCGAACGAACAGAACGGGCACCGCTGCAGGATCCCGAAGGAGCATTCCGCGTTGGAGCTGCAGATGTTGAAGCACGCCAGAGGTCCGGGGCGGGGCGGCGGCACGGCAGCGGGCGGCGGCGAGGAAGATCCGCAGGCAAGAAAGACAAGGAACAGGATGCGGAAGGCCAGCCTCATGCAGTGGTTGTACCGCATCTGCGCGTCGTGTAGGGTGGTGCCATGCCTTTCGCGAACACCGCGATCTTGGATCTCCTCAAGCTCCTGCTCAACAACACGACGTGGGCCGGTGTCGGAGACGCCACCGGGATCGTCGGCTCGGGCGCGGCCGGCTCGTGGTTCCTGAGTCTCCACACCGCCACACCCGGTGCCGGTGGTGACCAGACCACGAACGAGATCAGCTACACCGGGTACGCCCGCGTGGCGGTGGCTCGCACCTCGGGCGGCTGGACCGTCTCGGGCAACCCGGCGACGCTGGCGACCACGGTCAGCTGGCCGATCAGCAGCGGCGGCACCGGCGGAACCGCCACGTTCGTCGGGCTGGGCAAGTCATCCAGCGGTGCCGGCGAGCTGGCGCTGTTCGGGGCGATCTCGCCGACGATCACGGTCAACAACGGCGTCACGCCGCAGCTCACCTCGGCCACCACCGTCACGTTGACCTGAGGAGCGCCGCGGCGCATCCCCGATGGCCTTCGCGTTCGTCCAGCAGAACTCGGCCGACAACGCGGCGAGCGCGGCGACGATCACCGTCACGCTCACGCCGACCGCGGGGAACCTGCTCGTGTTCGCGGCTACCGGCGATTCGGCCGACACCGCGAGCATCGCGTTCTCCGACAACCTGGGGACGCACAACACGTTCACCCAGATCGGCACGGACCTGGTCACCGGCAACGCCCAGCGCTGCGCGTGGTACTTCGCGGCGAACTGCAAGGGCGGCGCAACCACGTTCACCGTGACGTTCTCGACCAGCACGCGCTTCCGCGCGGTCTACGTCGCGGAGTACTCTGGCATCACGACGGCCAGCCCGTTCCTCAACGGGGCGCGCGCCGAGAACGATGCACCGGGAACCACGGCCGATGCAGTGAGCTCGGGCAACGCCAACGCGACCAGCCAGCCGGCGCTCGTTTGGGGCATGTGCATCGACACCTCGGGGACCACGACCCCGAGCGCCGGCACGGGGTTCACGGCCCGCACCAACGTGTGGAGCACCAACACGTGTCTCGGGAAGCCCGAGGACAAGCGGGTCACGGCGACGGGCAACGTGGCGGCCACGTTCACCGCGACCACGGGCGGCGACACGCACGCGACCGGGATCGGCATCTTCGCCGAGGTTGTGACCGCGGTGTCCGACGCGCCGTCCAATCCGCGCACACCAAACTACCTGCATTCACTCTAGGGAGATAAACCATGCGCTGCTACACCGTGAACCTGACCCCGACGGCGATCGCTGTGGCGACCACCGACCTGATCGCGGTGCTCGCCGCCACCGACTTCCCGATCAAGGTCCGTGCGATTCGCATCTGGCAGACCTCGGACTTTGGCGATGCGCAGGACGAGGTGGTGACCATCAACCTGGTGCGTGGCAACACGACCGTCGGATCCGGCGGACCGGGGGCGTTCACTCCGATCCGCAAGGTCCGCACCGACGCCGCGGCCTCGTTCACCGCGCGGACCGCGGACACCACGGCGGCGAGCGCGGGCACGGCCGAGACCCCGTACTCGACGGGGTGGAACGTTCGCAACCCACTGGAGGTCATCTTCCCCGACGAGATGATGGTCGGGACGCACGGCAACCAGTTCCTCGTGTTGCGGTTCGGCGCCGGGCCGGTCGACTCGCTCACGATCGGCTGTTCGATCGACGTGTGGGAGATGAACTGAGCGCACCGTGTCGCTCTTTCGTCCCCCACCGCTACCGCAGCAGCGGCGACCTGGCGCGCTCAGCGGGGTCCCGGCCGCTGCGGGCGACGGCGCGTTCACCGGCTCTGGCGACATAGCTGGCGCCGGGGTCGGCGGGGTCGCGGGCGCCGGAACGTTCGCCGGATCTGTAGCGTTCGCCGCCACGAGCGCCGGGCAGGGCGTCGGCGTCCTCACCGGCTCCGGCGCACTCGCCGGCGGTGGCGCATCGCTGGCGGGCGGCGCGGGAGCGCTCGCTGGTGTCGGTGCGCTCGCAGGGGTCTCGAACAACTCCTTCCCGGTCAGCGTGTCGGCGAACGGGCGCTACCTCGTGCACCCCGACGGGACGCCGTTTCTGCTCTGCGCCGACACCACATGGTCGCTGTTCGAGGACATCCCGCTTGCTAGCCTGAACACGTACTTCTCCACGCTCGTCTCGCAGGGGTTCAACGCGGTCAGCTCGAACGCGATGGAGCACCACTACACCCTGGTCAAGCCGCCCAAGGAGCGCGGCGGCCTGCTGCCGTTCACGCAGAAGATGGACGGGACCACGTTCACCGGCTCGCCGAATGGCACCACCGGCGCGGCGGGTACGCAGGGCCAGTTCGCGAGCGACAATTACTCGAACATCAACAATCAGGCTCCGGACTGCACCTTCATCAACAACAGCTACTGGACCACGGTCGAGACGATCTTGAACGCGGCGCTGGCCAGCGGGCTGATCGTGCTGATCTGGCCCGGCTACCTCGGGTTCCACCGGAACGACGAGGGCTGGCTCAACGAGATGGTCGTGTGGGACGCGGTCACGGGCGCTGGCGGGTTCACCGGGCAGTCGTTCGCGAATCCCGCCAAGTCGAAGATGTGGAATTACGGCGCATGGATGGCGGCGCGGTGGAAAGCGTACCCCAACATCATTTGGGTGATGGGCGGCGACTACGGCTCGAACACGCAGACGCTCAGCACCGCCGAATCGGCGGCCGTGAGCAACTTGATGGCCGGCCTCAAGTCGGTGGCCGGTCAGGCGTCGCTGCTGTTCACCGCGCACTGGGATCGCCCGGCGCTGTCGACGGATACGGTGCTCGCCGCTGGGTCGTTCGACCTGAACGGGTGCTACGCCGACGAGTCGGTGGCCGAGCTGGCGCGCCGCGGGTTCGCGGCCTCTCCGACGAAGCCCGTGATCGGCCTGGAATACTTCTATGAGCTCGACCTGTTCGGCGGCTCGGCACCGTTCCGCAAGTATCCCTACTGGCAGTTCCTCGGCGGCGTCGCGGGCGGGTTCTACGGCCACGAGCAGCTCTGGAGATTTGACACGGGATCGCCAGGGACGGACTGGACGACGCTGCTTGCGACGCAGGGCCGGCTCGATGCGGCTCGGCAGTTTGCGCTGTGGAAGACGCTGCCGTGGCACCGCCTGAAACCCTCGGGGCTCGGCGGCATGATCTCGCTGATCACCGCGGGCGGCGGCACGGCGAGTCCGCAGTCGACGACCTACGTCGCGGCGGCGGCGACGCCCGAGGGCGATCTGCTGCTCGCGTACATCCCGCCCGACCACACCGGCACGATCACCGTGGCCATGACCGCGATGGCGGCCTCGGCGCGGGCGCGGTGGTTCGATCCGACGAACAGCGCATTCACGGCGATCGGCGTGATCGCAAACACGGGCACCCACGTGTTCACGCCTCCGGCCAACAACAACGCCGGGGACACCGACTTCCTGCTCGTGCTGGACACGCCGGCCGGCGCTTTCACCGGGGCCGGAGACATGTCGGGGCACGGTGCCGCGCTCGGCTCGGGGTCCAGCGGTTTCACGGGGGCCGGGGCCCTGGCCGGCGGCGGCGCCGCGCTGATCGCGGCTGCTGGCGCGGCGACTGGATCGGGGGCGCTCGCCGGCGTGGGCGCGGCGGCAGTGCAAGGCGGCGGCGCGCTCTCGGGGTCGGGGAACATGGCCGGCACCGGCGCAGAGCTCGCAACCGGGATCGGTGCGCTCGCGGGAACCGGTGCGCTCGCAGCGGTCAGCACCTCGAGCGCGGCCGGCGCGGCAGCACTTGCGGGCACCGGGGCGCTAGCAGCGGCCGGCGGCGGCTTGGCGGCCGGGGCGGCGGCAGTGCAAGGCGGCGGCACCATCGCGGCGACCGGCGCATCGCCGGCGCCTACGGCAGGCGACTTCACCGGATCGGGGGCGATCGCTGGGGCAGGCGCCGCGGGCGCGGCGGGCACGGGCACCGGAAGCCTGGCCGGCTCGGGCACGATCGCGGGCGCTGGCGCGCAGCTCACGGCGGGCGTGGGCGCGGTGGCCGGTGCGGGCAGCATCGCGGGTGTCGGTGCGCAGATCATCGCCACGAGCGGCGACTTGGCCGGGGTCGGGGGGCTCTCGGGGGCGAGCGCCGCGCTCAACTCGGGAGCCGGCGCAGGTGCGCTGGCCGGCAGCGGCGCATTCGCGGGGGCTGCCAGAGCGATCGCCGCTGGTGCGTCGGCGATCGCAGCGACGGGCACGATCTCCGGGCACGCCGTAGGCATCACGACCGGCCCGGTGTCCGGCTCGCTCACATGGAGCCCCCTCTTTGGTCGACTGCAGGACGGAGGCCCGAACATGATCGAGCTCTCAGGACCGCTCACCGTGTACCGCGGTGACGATGTGGACTATGTGCTCGTCGTCACCGACGACACTGATACCCCGATCGACCTGACCTCGGTTGCCGCGCTCGAGGTCCAGGTGAAGACCGCGATCGGCGCAGCCGACCCGCCGACGCTCTCCAAGTCTCTCGCGGCCGGCACCGTCGTGCTGCTCGACCAGACCGCGCCGGCGACCAAGGGGCGAGCGTCGTTCGGGTTCACATCGGCCGAGACGAACATCACCCCCGGCCTCTATTGGCTGGACATCGTGCTCGTGCTCGCAGGCAAGCGGACGCACGTGATCACCCCACGCGCGTTCACGATCACGGACGTCGTGAACCCGCCTTGACATCACGTAGGACTGCGGTAAACATCGAGGGATGAAGACTGATCTCGAACAATTGACGGTCCGCACGTTGATCGAACGACTACAGCAGCTCATCGCCGAACGGCCGGCGATCGCCGATATGGCGGTGGAGCACGATGACTGCGGCCGGTGCGGCTGCTGCGTATCGTCGCCGGTGATGGCGATATCGGTTGGTCCATCCTGCGTCGAACTCGGAGCTGACATCGTCGAATGGGTGCGATGCGGCTGCGGCCATGAGCTCGTGGAGCATAAGGTTCCGGGCGCGGAGTGCTTGCACGAAGGTTGCCGGTGCTTGGAGTTCGGCGCCCCCTGCGGGCGGCCTGTCCTTGGTGCTACCTGCGTATTACCCGAGGGCCATGCCGAGGGCGCCAGCTCGCCATGCTCGCGCGGGACGTCCTGAAGTCTCCGTGACTCTCGCGCGGTAAACTGGTACCGTGGTCCGAAGGAGACCACATGGCAGACATCAGCGTACCCGTACAGGTTCAAGTCACGCCTACCCCGCCCAAGCCGGGCTACAAGACGACCGAGTGGTGGGGGCACCTCGCCGCGATGGCGCTCACGCTCGTCTTCGCGAGCGGCCTACTCACGAACAGCACGGCGCTGAACATCGCCGGTATCGCCGCGGCGTGGTTGGGTTCGTTCGGCTACCAGGTCAACCGCAGCTGGGTGAAGACCGCCGCCGTGCTGCTGCTCGTGGGCGCGCTCGGGACCGCGCAGACTGCCTGCACGGCCGCCGAGCGTAGCGCCGTCGCGACCAGCGCAGGTCACGCCGCGATCAACTGCACCGCCACGGCGATCGGAACAACGCCCGGGCTCGACCTCGCGACCCTCGCCGCGGTCGTCAACCTGACCGCTGCAGAGCGGCTGAGATGCATGACGCCGGTCGGCCTCGACTGGAGGTGCGTCGAGGCGGACGCGATCGGGCAGGGCGTGACGCTCGGCGGGTGCGCGCTCGTCCAGATGGTCGCCGCGGCGGCCAAGGCGATTTCGCCGGCGGCGTCTGGGCTGGCCGCGAACCCTGCGCCGCCACCGGGCCGCGCCGAACTCGAGGACTTCCGCGGCAAGGTCGGCGGCGCGACCTGGCATACATCCACGGGTGACCTGTGAAGCGCAAGACCGGCAAGCTCCCGCTGCACCGCGAGGAGCTCCGGCGCGTCGAGCCGGCCCAGGTCAACGGCGGCATCACGACGTACACCACGACGGCCGATGAGGCGTGTAGCAGGCCGTGCTGCGGCAAGGTGACCGTGAGCTACTGCGCGGGCAAGAACGGCGCGTAGCTCAGTCCTTGAACGAGTCGCGCATCGGCATGATCACGTAGCGCGTGCCGCCATAGCCCTCGAACAGCATCGGCTCGTGCACGTTGCCGTTCTTGTCCGGGTCGCCCCACATCGTGAGCCGAATGCCGTGTCGCTCGTCGCCTTGGACCACGTCCTGAATGTCGGCGATCGCCGCCAGGTAGCGCGGGTTGACCACGCATCCCGCGGGCGGCGACTTCCCGGGTCCCTTCGGCATGGCCCTGTCGAAGGGCGGGTAGTCCTCGATGCGGCCCGCCGGCACGACCATCCCGAACGGACCGAGGTCGAGCATGATCGTTTTGCCGTCGGGGCGGATCTCGATGACGCGCTTCCCATCCTCGTCGGTCAGAACGCCATCCCGGAGCTTATGCTGCGCGGCCGCCGCGGCGAAGATGTGTTCACGCTTGAGCGCGAACTTGGCGTTCTTGTGCGTGCCGACCGGGACGCGCGCCAGGCGGTGGCCGTCGGTGGCCACCAGCTCGCCATCGAGCACGGCGACGACCGCGAGGTGAAGACGATCACCGGGTGAGGCGAGGCTCCACTGCGCGACAGCGCGGAGCAGGTCGGTTCGGATGCGGAGTGGATCGGACATCCGATGTTTATAGCGCAACGGTGGAGAGAGCGCAAGAGCTACGTGCGCCGCGCCAAGATCTCCGCGACGTCCACCAGCGCGGCCAGCTCGGCGTTGCCTTGCTTCTGACCGCCCTCGTGCTGGCGGATCGCCGCGCGCTCCTCGACGAGCTCGGCGACCTCAGCGACGTCAGCGCGGTAGGTCTTCGCGAGCGCGGTCACCTTCTGGCGGAGGATCTCGGGCTTCACGGGTGCTCGCGGATCCAGCGCTGCACGTCGTCGGCGACCTTGAGGTACTCGGCGCTCGGCGACATGTCGATTTCCTGGCCGGGCACGTACGCGCGCCAGATGCGGTCACGCAACGCCTTCGGCAGCTTGAACCAGTGCGCCTTGCAGCCCCACATCGCCGGCGGAACCTGTGCGGTGCAGCCCGGCCAGTGACAGTGATGTGAACGCGTCTGGCCTTGGCGCTTGACGTAGTCGACTTTGTTCATTTTCTGCTCCTGGTGTTCGGGGATCTTGAACCCGATGTCGTTCTGGTGCCACGACGCCATGCAGCGCTGACATCCGATGCGCTCGTCGACCGGCTCGGTGATGCCTGCGCCGGACCCGGCGCAGCGCCCATCGGCCGGCAGCCCGGTTTCTACGTCGGTGACCGAGATCTCGAGGTCCGCGAGCGAGGGCCGCTCCCCGGTCTCCGCGCAGCGTTTGAGCACGGCGCGCACGCCGTCGATCTGCATCCTCAGCTGGCGGCGGAACCCCTCCCTGGCGCGCGGGGACAGGCGCTCGAAGAACGCCCGCAGGTCGCGGTAACCCTTGGTCTGGGTCAGCCGCACGCGCGGTGATCCGGCGAGCGCCACGGGATCGATTGAGAGCGCGCCGTGGTCCTCGGCGATCCGCGCCTGGAGCGTGGCGAACTCGAGCAAGAGCTTGGCGTCGGCGAAGTTCATCTGACCACCACGCCAAGCTGGTACAACGCGAACACCGAGCGCGCCACGCCGATGTGCGTGTCGCTGGCCCAGCGCCGGCGCATGGCGCAACGACGCTGTCCGGGCATGGTCCAGCAAAGCGCGTTCGCCCACAGCTCTGATGCAGGCAGCGGCGCCGGGTGGGCCTCGATCGGGCGATCGCCAGCGACATCAACCCATCGCGCCAGATCGGCATCGGTGGCCCGCGGCCGGCCGCACGTGCACTCGTCGCTCACGTCGCCCCAGTCAACGCGGCGATCTCCGCAGTGGTGGCCTTGGACGCCATGTACTCGTCGATCGCCTTGACGAGCGGAAGCTCGTAACGATGCCAGACCACATCTCCGATCGTGACCAGCACATCAAGATCCCGTTCCGGTTCCTCTAAGGCGCCGCAGCGAACCACCGCATCCTTGCGCCACTGCAAGGCCGCGGCGATCAGCGGCAGAGCATCGGCGCCGTCGATCGTTCCGCTGCGCTTGACCTCGGCGCGCAGCGCCGTGATCTGCGCGGCCTGGTCCACGACGGTGGAGATCCCGCGCGCGTTGATGTCCTGCAGCTCAGCGATCGTCTGCGCCTGCTTCGTGTTGCGCTCCTCGAGCGTGGTGATGCGCTGTCGCAGCGATCCGAGCGCGGTCACGGCCTCGACGGCCTGGCGCACGAGCTCAAGGCACCGCGGCCAAGCGACCGACTCTGGCGCCAGCCCCAGTGCAACGGTGATGTCGCGCTCCATCGCGACGGCTAGATCGCTCTGTTGATCGAGCGGGCGACCGTCCGGGTGCGCGCCAGCCGCGGCCATCACGGCGTCAACCACCCACTCTGGGCAAGTCTCTGGCGCGAATGTTTCGGCGCTCTTATTGGACCACCATGCTCTCCGAGCATCGGTCGCTACGCTTCGCGCCAGCTCGCGCGTCATCGACTGCCCGAACAGCGCGGCGGCGCAGCGGACCCGGAGCGCATCGTCGGCCTCCACCTCGTGACAGGGCCAGCCCTTGCGAGACAGCCCGAGCGCGTCGGCTACCTCGTCGAGATCATCGCCGGTCGACGTGGCGATGCGGTCCGGCGTCACCGGGATGTCGCGGAGCGCGGCCAGCTTGCGCATGTCGTCGGCCAATCCCTTCACGGCGTCTCCGATGGACGGGGATTCGAGCTTCTTGACCCGGTCGCCCAGGTCCGCGACCGCCCCGAGGATCGCGCGGTAATCGGTCTTGTCCGTGGCCACGAGCTGGTCAACCCGTTCGATGCGGTGAAACGCGAGGTCGATTCGGTGCTGATTTTGTTCTTCGAGCAATTTGATCCGCGTCGCCTGTGCCTCGATCAGGCCGGTCGCGGTTCCACGCGTCATTCTTCGCGTGTCCTCCAGCGCCGTCGCGACCTGGTGCAGGTCGGCGATGGTCGGGGACGCCTCGGCGAAGCGCGCGGCGTGGAGTTTCTCTATGAGGTTCTGCAACATGTCGTCGATCGGTGTCGTCATGTGGTGTTTATAGCACAGCTACCTGGCATCGTGCACGCGATCGTCAAGAATCGGCAGGTGGACCGTCTTCCCGCTGCCGTTCCACTGCTTGAAGTGGAAGGCCACGCCGTGTCGCAGCGCGGCCTCACGCGCGGTGCGCACCCAGTCGAGCTGCGCCGGCCGGCGGTTCGGCCCGCTCTCGTCGCCGACGATGAGCCAGTGGATCAGACGATCATGGCGAACCTCGGCAACGCGAGAGTCTAGCGCCTCGTCCCATGCTTCCGCCGAGATGTGTTCCAGCAACGGCTCGGCCGAGATCCCGCGGCGTATCGCCGGGGTCCGGCGCAGGATCGCCGCGCGGCGCAGCAGCTGCTCCGTGTTCTCGCCGGTCACCATGAGGGTGACGTTGGGGTACGGCTCGCTGGCCTCCGACCGACCGCACCCACCGCACGACGAGCACTTCCCGGTCTGCTCGCAGGTGTCCACGCCGGACCCTGGCGGCTTGCACCAGCTGCAGACCTTGCTCGTCCACGGCAGCAGCGCCGCGAAGTTCTCCGGCCGCTTCGACAGCATGAGCCAGTCCAGCCACGCCGTCTCCTCGATCAGGCGCCACAGCCGCTCACGTGCCTCGTCCTGCTGCTCGCGGACCTCGGGTACCTGGTGTACCTCCGCCCAGTCCGCCATCGAGCTGCAGAACACGCTCGCGCGCACGCCGGCCTTCTCCGCCGCAGCGTTCCAGGCCAGCGGCTTGCGCCAGTACGCGTCACCAAAGAAGCGCCGCGGAGCCATCGGCCCCCAGTGCTCGCCACCGAGGCGGTGATCGAAAGCCTCGGCATAACAAGCGTCGCATCCGGGCGAGACCTTGTCGCAACCCCAGAAAACGTTGAACGTGTGATCCGTCCACGATATCGCTGTCTTATCGCCCATTGTTCACCTTTCTTGCACGACGCGCTCGCCACCATGCCGCCGGACGTTGCCGTTTCTTCTGCGCCCTGCGACAGGCACGGCATTCCCTCGTGCCGTTCCTTCGACGATGTGTGTTGTCCGCCGTGAACTCGTGTCCGTTCACGCAATGTGTCTGGTTTGCCCTCGCACCTTGCCTCCCATGGCAAGTTGTGCACAGCACTATCACCGAGAACCAATGATCACGCTCGTAGCCGAGATGGTGGTGCCACTCGTGCCTACGCTCGCCGTCTTGGTAGATGTGCCCACACGCCGAGCACGGGACCGAATTGGCATGCGGGCGCAGCCCTGCGCTCACCTCGAGGTGGACGGCTTTCCGGGCCGCGGACTTCGTCTCCTCTTCGCCCATCCGTCGTTTATAGCTCATCTACGCCACAAACACAAACGCCCCGGTGGGGTTCCGGGGCGTGGGGCGGTTGCGGGGAGACTACGGGGTGGGGGTCGGGGTGTTCGCCACGATGGCCGCGGCGAGCGCATCCGCCGAGGTCTTGAGCGTCGCCGAGAGCGCCAGGCTCTTGGTGCGGTCACCGGCGGCGTCGGCGACCTGCGCGGCGATGCCCTGGATCAGGGTGAGGGCCGACTGCTCGACCGTGAGGGTCTGGGTGACCTGTGCGGAAAGCGTGTCCATTTCTGCAGACATGATCTGACTCCTTGCAAAGAGGGCTGAAAGTAGGCCGGTCTGTTCTTGCTGCTCGAGCTCGATCTTGACGAGCTTCGCCATGACGTCGCTCAGGGTCGGTGCGGCCATGCGCCACCCTGCCATAGTCCACAGGCAAACGCTACAGGGCGGTCACGGTGATCTGCACCCCGATGGACGCGCCCTTGGCGATCTTCTTGGTGGCCCGCAGATCGTCCACCTGCTCGTCGTCGATCCATACGATTCCCGTGAGCGCGTCGAGACACGAGCGTGCCAACTTGTCCGCGTCGCGCCGATTCTTGCGCGTGCGGTCGGGCGGCGCCGCGAGCGTGAACGCCAGCACCACCGCGTACCGGCGCGAGTCCGGCTGTGGGTGGCGCGCGGTCAGCATGGCGGCCTTCGCGGCCCAGCCCACTGCCTCAACCCACGCGTGCTCGCGCGGGTTGTCGGCGCGAACGCGCCCACCGCCGATCGGGATCCAGCTGCCCTTCGTCTCTGGCATGCCGGATACCCAGAAGGTCGCAGTGCGGAACGGGGCGAGCGCGCCGCGGATCATGGGCGGACCTTGGCGAGCGCTTCGCTCATCCTGCGTCCAGCCTTTAGAATCGCGCATCCCCCGCGGTGGGCAGGACGATCGCAATGCGCGCTATCGCACTGAGCATCCCAGTACGTCTTGGCGGCATCTGCGATTTCCAGGAGCGCGGGGAGTGCCTCTTGGATTTCGGCCATGAGTGGCTGGGGCACCGATCGCAGCGCCAGAAATCGCTTCAGCTCCGCGATGCTGGGTCGGTTGTCGCTCATGGAACGCACCTCCAGCCGTACGCCAAGCCCTGCTCGACGCGCCCGCCGCCCTCGCGGCAGGCGTCGCGCGCGGCACTGCTGCACCGCCGACGCGAGGACGATCGTCGCAACGAACGCGACACCGATCGCGACCATGCCAGGGATGATGTCCGGCCGACGCTTCACAGACATCCTCCGGCCTTGGCCGTCCACCACACGGTGAGCGCGGCCATGGCGAGGTAGAACGCCCACCAGGATGCTCGGGTTCGGCGAGTAGCCATCAGCCACCGCCCTGGTGTGCGAGCGTTTCATCGCTTGGATGACGAGGCGCCGACCCGCACCACTCCGCACCGTCGTAGGACAGCGGGAAGTAGACCCGAGCAGAAGTCCACAGCGCGAACGGCTTGCCTTCGGTACCGCCGAACCCAGCATCAAAGCGTTCATCAAGCTCACCGTCGGTAATCGTGCACGCCTTCACGTCAGCGAAGGACTCCCCATGGTCCGCCATTTCAGCAACGATCAACTCTCGCCACGATGTCAGCTCTCGCATGCCAAGTTTATCGCACGGCTACGAGTCGACGTCAAGCCTTGCAGATCGCGTGCAGCGCGGCGATCCCGCCCGGCAGCGTGACAGCCGAGATGTCGACGTCGCCCGCGCCCGGCGCCGAGGTCGGGTAGCCATCCGGTACCGCGGATGTTCCGCCCGCCTCGCGGTACTGCCAGAGCAGCAGGTGCTCCAGGTTGGTTCCGGTCCGCTCCAGAAAGGATTCCGTGCTCTCCCCGTGCGCGTTGAGGTGCGCGCCGTACAGCGCGACCGCGGAGAGTGCGCAGCCGAGCCGGTCGGCGATCCCGAGGCTCCGCAGCAGCTCGCCGCCGTAGAGCGTCGGGCGCCGGCCGGTGAGAACGAAGTAGCGGTCGGCGAACTTGCGCACGCGGTCCTCTACCAGCGCGCGGCTCGGATCCTGGATCCGCTGACCGCCGCGCTCGACGTCCACCATCATCGGCAGCGTGTTGGGACGGCGCCCGCCCGCGCTGGTCACCGCGTAGTCAGCCTGGACCGCGCCGTCGATCCCGAAGTCCAGGTAGTGGTACGCGCCCTCGAAGTGGTCCGGGCCGGCCGAGCGCAGGAACTTCGCCCGTTCGCTCACGTAGTGGCCGGGGCGGTAGTATGTCCCCTGCGAGCACTTGAAGATGGCGACGTGCCACGGCGGGCCAGCTGCGCAGAACGAAGCCCAGTCCTTGGGTCCGTCACCGGCGTAGACGTCCACCGCGAGAGGTTGGAGATTTGTCATGCCGGGATGGTAGCATTCTGGCCAGTTTACCGCTATAGTACGCGGCCAAAGAGGTGACCATGGCAAAGCCGGATGATGAAGACTTCGATTTCAGCAAGTTCCTGGAGGAGTTCGGGCACGGTGCCACGAACAAGCAGGCGTCCGACCGGCTGCGCAAGCTGGTCTCCGCATGTCAGGAGACCGGGCGCAAGGGCAAGATGGTGATCACATTCGAGGTCGCCGCCGGGGCCGGCCCGGGTGCACTCGCCGAGCTGCGCGCGTCGATCAAGACGACCGAGCCCCAGCCGAACCTCCCCGGGGACACCTACTACGTGACCGAGGGCGGCGCGCTCGTCACCGACGACCCGCGCCAGCAGACTCTGCCGCTCAAGGCGATCCCGATCACCCCGCTCACCCACATCAAGCCCAAGGAGCCATCGTGAACGATCTGAACGTCACCGACACCGCCGCCGCCATCGAGGCTGGCATGGCCACCGTCAACGCCGATGACCGCACGGCGCTCATCGAACACCCTCACGACGAGCGCATCGTGGTACCGATCGCCGTCAACGGCGGCGTGGTGACCATGATGGACGGCGTGCTCGCCGAGCTCGACAAGCGCTGGCGCGACCGGCCGCGTGCTGGCACCACCACGCTGACCGAGGTCGACAGCTTCATCGCCCACCTGGTGCGCTGGGGCAGCGAGAGCACCGTGGTCTACGCCGACACCGCCGCGATGTCGTTCGAGGCCGTGCTCGACGACCACCCGCCGGACGAGCACACCGCCGCCGCCCGCCAGCATCGCGCGAGCTACACGTGCCCGCGGTCGGCCGAGTGGCTGGCCTGGACCCAGCTCGACGGCAAGCCGATGGGGCAGGTCGCGTTCGCCGACTTCATCGAGAGCCGGCTCGAGGACATGGTCGACGGTTCCAAGGTGACGCCGCCGGTGGAAGGCTTCCCGCGCCCGCTCGACGTCCTGCAGGTCGCCCGCTCGCTGAACATCCTCACCAAGGGAACATTCCAGCGCGAGGTTAACCCCACTAACGGAGACTCGATCTTCGTTTGCAAGACGGAGACGGACGCCAAGTCCACGCAGATCCCGCGCGCGTTCATGCT